CCTGGACCACGCAGAAGCCCACGGTGCCGGGGTGGTACTGGTGGCGCTACGGCAAGGATGACCTTAACCACTGGGTCATGCCAGTCCGGCGCGGGGATTTAGGGATGCTGTTGGGATGGAAAACAGATGAATTGGTGCCGATTGGTGAAGGCGGCCAATGGGCCGGGCCGATTGATCCGCCGGAGGAGCCATGACGCAGCGGGGGTGTCGTCAGACCTGGCGAAGCTCGCAGCCCTGGCGGGGGAGGTGACATGAGCAAGCCGCTTAGGAAGTATCTGTTCAGTTATGAATTCCAATGTACTCGCTGGTCTCTGGAAATTGACGCGGCAAGCCAGATTGAGGCCGTTGCACGAGTGCGAGCAATGGCAGATGCGCAATATGACGGTGAGGCGGTGTTCTCTATGCCAGTCCCATTGGGCGGATTCTTTCAACGCTGTAAATCTTGGCTGAGTGGGCGATGCTCGTGAGGGCTCGTGGCCGCTGTCAGTCGCGGTTTGCCACCACTCGGCCTTTACAAGCAGGGGAGGACACATGATGCACTGGACCACGATGACGCAGCGGGAGCGGGCGGAAGCACTAATCATTGCGATCCGCGACCTGGACGAGCAGGCTGAGTATGAGGGAATCGCCTTTGTGAGTGAGTATGTGCAGCTTGTGGAAGAGGCCTTCCAGCAGATCCGCCAGGAGACGGTGGAGGAGGCGGCGAAGGTGGTTGAGGTCCACGAGCTGATCGACCCATCCGGGCTCAGCAGCCACGAGCAACGACGTATTTACGAGGTGCTCTCGAAGGCCGCCCAGGCCATCCGCCAGCTCGGGGACTCAGGAGGGCGTGGCGAGGAGCCGCGAACAGGCGTACACTAGGCTCACGGGAGGGGCACGATGGGCAAACAGGTCTTATGGGGCATGACTGTCGTCTTGGCGGTGCTGGCGGTGTGGTTTCACAGTGATTGGAAGACTATGCGAGAGACCCTGCAGCAGATGGAACGTGTCGCCGCCGACCTCCGTGTCATGGTCATCGACTTGGAGGCGCAGCTCCGCCGCGACGAGCAGGCGCAGGAGCGTCTTGGGCGGGTGATCGTCATGCTCTCGAACGGCTGGTATGCCTGGCCGACCGTCCCGGCCTGCGAGCACCAGGGCCGCGTGATTCTCAACGTACCCTGCCACGAGCTCGGGTTCGTCATTGGAGAGGGCCATCCATTGACGACCCCGCCGGACGCGATCGATCCGGGGGAGGATGGCCTCCGGACGAAATGGGAGATGTGATGGAACGGGTACCGAACGCCTTTGCGGCAGCCTACGTCGGCGCAGTGCAAGCAAGGCTTTTAAGGTTCATTGTGCCAGATGCCGGACATCTCAATATTGATGGCGAGCCAGTGGGGACGCTGACGTTGAACCCGGATCCGCCTGAGGTTATCGAATATGCCACCGCAGGATGGTCGAGCTTCATCGTGGGGGTAGACACGGGAGGACGACAGCCGGATATCACAGTGGCGCGGCGCATCGAGCTACGGGATGGACTCGCGTACCTCAGGAACCATACGAGTGCGGATCTTCCTGTGGCGCGGCGCGTGCTGGGGGCCAAGCGGTACGAGTTACCGTGCCTGCTGAACAATCATCACGGGCAAGCCCTGAGCATGCACACGCCGTGCAAGCTCGGCTACGCCATGGGGGTCGTGAAAACCTGCGACGAGACCATTGATCCGACCCTGCGGGGTGTTACTCTGGAAGAGATCACCACTGTCCAGCAACTCGCCTATGCAAGCGGGCAAGTGCCGGATAGGGAGTGGTGGTGTAGGTAATGTTTCGAACTCGGCTAAGGCTCGATCCATGAAAGGGGGAGCTATGCGAGACACACTGGTGGGAGCCGTGCTGGGGTTCGCGCTGGGCACGATTGTCTGTTCGCTCAGCGCAATGGCGGAATCCTCATGGATCGCGGTTGACGAGCCGATGAGCACGCACAACGCACTGACGTGTGATGGGCGGTTCTGCACGTTCGTTGGTGAGACAACCTGCGAGCAGAAGATGGAAGCCGCCATGCGAGCGATGGAGCCGTACCTGTCACCACCCCAGGAGATCAGCCACTACGACGGCTGCAATCACTGCGACTCCGTTGTCTGCACGACCTTGGCCTGCACGCCAGGCCCAGAAATGGAGCTACGGCGCCTGGAGTGGGAAGTGGAACAAGCCAAGAAGCAGGTTGAACGAGAAAACCAGCGACAGGCGGCCATGAAGCAGTTGGCTGCGGTCAAGCGCGAGTGTTGGAGGGAGCCATGAGTCTATCGTTACAGCCGGATCCGTGGATGCGCTGGATCTATGACCCGCAACACCCAGACTACGATTCCGAGCGCGCCCAAGACCTCCGGCGACAACGCGAGCGAGCCCTTCAGGCCACTCCAGGTTGGGTGAAAGAGCTAGCCCACCTCAACGACAGCCTGCGGGAGCAGACATGAAAGCCTACATGGAACCCATCGTCCTGCAAGGCAGCGTCCATCGGTTCAACGGGGATCACCTGGGCGAGGCCACGATCACGTTCAAGATTCCGAACAGTGCCAAGCCGGCGGCCTTTGAAGTCGGGCAACTGACCGAAGAGCCGCTCATCATCACCGTCATGCGGGAGCGGGATTTTCACGCGCTCCGAAAAGGAGGAGATCATGCGAACACTCATGCTGGGGATCGTGATGGGGATAGCGGGGATCATGGGGATGGACGGAAGCGCACGAGCCCAAAGCGCTCACCCCGTCCAAAGCGCACCGCCTCTCGTGATCGTGCCGAATAGCGGCGGACCGACCACCGTGGTCCCGATCGGGCCCAATGTGGGCGTGAGCATCGGCCCCGCGGGGAGCGTGACGCCCTATACGATCATCACCCCGACGCCGGCGGCGCCGGTTCCGGGACCGGTCATTGTGGTGCCGGGGCAGTGAAGCCCCGATGGGCATTGGTGATCTTAGCCATGATGGTCCTGGTGGTCGGGCTCTTGATGGTCTTCCCGCCAGCCCCGAGGCGCACGGTGGAGACGCAGTGGCTCGACACCAGGGCCGTGTACGCCAACGCCTTTGCGAAGATTGCGGCAAGCGGCTGTGTGCCCGATGCCGCCAGCATGACGGCCGCGGAGATGAACTGTGTGTTGAACCACTACGGGATTGCCTACCGGGTCGTGTCAGGGGAGCTGGTCAATCACAGTATGGAACTATTGGAGGAGTTGGCAGAATGAACGCTGGACGAGACCTTGACCGACTCATTGCTGAACGGGTGATGGGCTTACTGCCGGAGGACTGGCCGCACCTGTGTGAGGCCGAGGATCACAATCTCGACGATCTTGTGTGGTGCTACGACTGTAGCAGGTTAGTAGACGAGACAGAACGTATCCCGCCTCTGTATTCGACTTCCATCATGGATGCCTGGAATGTCGTGGAGCGCATGCAGCGCTATGGAACACACGGGAGTGCGGTCGAGTTGGTCACGGAATGCGTGGATGAAGACGGCACCATCGGGTGGCTCTGTTCATTCACCGTGCGCGGCGTGGAAACGCATCAAGCCAGCGCCGTGACCGCCCCGCTTGCCATCAGTCTCGCTGCCTTGAAGACGGTGGGCTTTACGGAGTAACCGCCACCGACCGGGCCAACAGATGCTTCCGCTCCTTTAGCCGATCGATCAGCACACGTTTCTCGTCGCCGCTTAAGGTCGGAGACCGCTCGATCTGCTTGATGCGGGTCGCGATCTCCGACTCGGTGCGCTTCACCCGTTCGATGCGTGTGTACTGCCTCAACTTGTCGCCTTCATCTTCCTGGATCTCCCTCGCCCGGTCGTAGTCCCCGCGCTTTAAGGCCTCGCGGAAACTGCCGTAGGCTTGCTCAACTTCTTTTGCTTGTTCATAGAGCTGGGTCACGTACCGGCTCCCGGATGCCGGGAGGCTCTCGACGAAGCTCCCGACCAGGAAGACGTCCTTCAATTTCATCGCTGGCTTCTCGCCGTCGGTTACGAGGGGACGAATCCCGAAGTCCAAGGCCGTGGTGATGGACGTCCCAAGCCAGCCGAAATAGGCATGAACCAGATGGTCGAGCTGCACTGGGGAGAGCGCTTCCCAGCGTCCCATGGCGAGTTGGGTCGGATCGGGCAACCCGAGTTGCCCTAACAATCGGGCGAGTTCACTCGTCCGGTCTGAGTAGCGGTCTTCCTTACGGAGACGCTCCATCCCCATCGTTTCGATCGGCTTGTCGGTGAAACTGTCCTTGTTCGCGTAGAGATCCAGTAAGGGCTTCAGCAGTTGCGGGGTGGGGTTCATGCTGAGCTGATCGGAGACCAAGGCACCCAGTTGTTGCGCAAAGCGGGCGCCGGTCATCTCGTCGGAGATGATCAGTTCCGCACCCCGTTCCGCCAAGGTTCCGATGGCCCCGATCTCGAATGGCTTCGGGATACGAAACGCCACGTCGCCGATTTTGAACCACCAGAAATTATTCCTGTCCCACTCTTCCCGCCGCTCCCAGTCGGGATCGTCCTGATAGGCCAACAGGAGGGCGAGCGAGGCGAGGGAAACTGCGCCCAAGACCGTCCCCAAGCGACGATAATCCTCGATCCGCGCCCGGCCTAATTTATAGAGGCCTTGCAACCGCGCATTCGCGAAAGGCACCACCTGAGCGAGGATTCTGACCGCCTCCCATTTCCCCATGAGCGAGAAGTCCATGAGGTCACGGGCCATGTAGGAGGCTTCGAGGTGGGAGAGCCCTTTTGCTCGCATCTGCTGATAGAGCGCGGCGCGGTTGACTTGTTCACCCTTATCGCCAAGCTCCTGATAGGCCTCGAAGACCGGCAGCATCCATTGCTTCCAGAAGCGTTCGATCTTGTTGGGACTGTCCAGAATATGTTGCGGATGCACGCCCCGCTCGATCAGAATCCGCGCCCGATCCGCGTTATTCCCGTCCAGCATCGTCCCGAAGCGGATCATCCCGCCGCCGGCCATGAGCGAGCCCCTGGTCTTCGGATCCTCGAGAGCCTTGAATCCCGTCTTGAGATTCTCGAAGGGGTTATAGGACAAGTCGGCCGTGCCGATCGCCTGGATGGTGTCCCGAATGAGGTTGCGGATTTTGAAGGAGGGCGAAACCGTGACGCCAAAGGTCAGGGCTCGCTTCATCGCGGCGAAGGGTTTCCCCAGCGTCCCCATCCCGGCATAGTGCAGCGCCGTAATCGCGTCCAGGAGGGCCGGATCAGAGACCGCGAAGGTCTTGGCCTTCCCGCCGTCCATATACTGCACCAGGCCCTTCCCAGGAGCCCCGGAAGGCACTGGTGACGCGACTCCCGCCTTCTCGGCGGCCGTGAGGGTTTCCTTCGCGGCCCGGTTTCTCGCTGCCGCCGTAATCAGGTGGCTCCAGTTCTGGAGGACATTCGCGAGAAGATCATCGTTCAAGTGCTGGGTGCCGCCCTTTAATCGTTTCCAGGCGTATTGATTGACTAACCCCGGCTTCGCCGCAAACCCCGTCACGATGCCTTCCTCTTGCAGCCGATAGAACGGGACATAGGGCACATCCTTGAAGGTGTCGGCGGTTTCCTTGTCGATCAAGCCGGAGTCCACCGCGAGCTTCGTCATGGCGGCGTTCCACTCGTTCAGTTGGAGGAGCGCCTTCTCGTAGGTGATAGGGCGGGAACTGCCGTCCTTCATCGTGCCTTGGTTCAAGGTCTTCAAGGTCTGGATGTCGTGATCGCTGTAGAGATTCTCTAATCCGACTTTCTTCAATCGGTCCGCCCGGAGCGCGGCGACCCATTCCAAAAACCGATCGTGTTCGCCCTTGAGACCGGCGAGGACCTTCGCAAAGCCCCCGTTGGTGTCCACCTGATAGGCGCCGTCTTGATCCACATAGGGCTTCCCGTAGAGGAGCAGCGCTTCCAGCGTGCCATCTCCGCCTTTTGAGAGTCGCGCCAGCATGTAGGCTTTCTTGTCGTAATTGAAAATGGGAGCGTATTGATCGAAGAGGCCTTGGGTGAGTCTGGTTTTCCAGTCGGTCTTAAAACTGTTGAGCTTCTCGTGCCAGGTGAGCGGCTTGCCATGGACTCGTTCCAAGGCCGTGGTTTGGGCCGGCGTGAGATCGGTGACGCCACGGAGGGCGACGGCGGTCTGTCGTGGCAGAGCCACTTGTTCATTGAGAAGACCCGGCTGATTCTGCTCATTCAGCAGCCCGTCATACTGATTGATCTGGGTCGGCATCCACACATCGCGGAAGGTGCTCATCAACCGGCTGGTATCGGCCTGCAACAGTTCCTCGCTGATCCGGAGGACTTCCGACAGGGCCGTGTGGCTAGCGGGGGCCAAGCCTAAGAATGTCCGGATGGCTTCGACAAAGCGGGTCCAGAGAGACTTGTGCTGATAGGGAATGGATTCTAAATACTCTTGCATGTCTCGGCTGCTCAAGGCCCAGGCGACGATTTCCCCCACGTGATGAAAGGCGTTGGTGCGCTGGGTCAAGCGTGCTTGTAAGGGGGTGAGCGGCCGGCCTTCCTTCCTGGCTGCCGCGATCTCGCGATTGACGTGATCCATGATGGCGTTGCCCACGGCATAGAGATCCTGGGTGGCGTGCCAGAGGGGCGTCCCTTTCTGGGACGGCAGGTTCCCGATATGGAGGGCGGCTTGCGTGGCCCCGTGAATCAATTCATGGAGGACGGTTTCGTAAGAGGTCCCGACATAGCCCTCCACATCGGCCCCTTGAAGCCAGATCTGAGTCGTACTCGATCCTTCCGGGAGCCACGTGAGGCCTCGGGTGCCGATCAACATCGCGGGCACCCGGTCGTTCAGGTGCGCGATCTTCAGGTCGAACGCCATTCCAGCGGCTTCGAGGTTCGCCAACTGCTCGGCGACCTTTCCGGCAATCAGCCGATGGGCTTCGGATGGGGCTGCGGTCGCCAAAAACCGGGCGGCCTCCACGGCGGTCCGCCCTTCGATCTCGGCTTGCACGGAGAGGGCTTCATGGGAGGGAGGGTCCATGGTGGAGTCGAGCTGATACAACGCCATTCCCTGGTCGGTCTCCCGGGTCTTCAGTTCGGCGACGAGCGTGTCAAAGGCGGCATTGATGCGCGTACGCTCCTCGCCCTGCGGATAGCGTGTCGAATCCTTTTGTTGCGGGCGCGAGAGATAATCATTCCTCGCCGCCTTACTGGCTAATGTATCAATGACGTACGATTGAAACGCTCGCGCAAAGAGTTCGGTCGGCTGCGTCCAGTACGCCTTTCCGCTCTTCTCTTTATCCAGGCTACGCGCCGCCTTGGCATAGGCCGTTGGCGTTTGTGCTGCATGGGTCTGCTCGGCCGCCTTGGCCGACTTCGTAAACATGAGTGTATCCACCCAGGCGCTCACTCCTTCGGTGTCCTCTTTCCCGAGCAAATGGCCCGTCGCCGCTTTGTAGGCTTCCCGTAATTCCTGCACACGGGGACGCACGGCGCTGGACTTTCCCAGCACCACATACCCCTCACCCACATCCCCCAACTTCAGCTTCTCGCCAATCCGCTCGATCTCGCCGCGTTTGGCTTCTGGCACTTTCTGAGTGATCGACGCAATCCACCGCCCAATCATCGTGCGGGCATTGGCTTGGTTCGCCTCGATCCGTGCGGCAACTTCCGCCTCCGTCTCCGGCCGCATAGTCATCGCCTCGACAATGCCTTGAAAGGCACGCTGGACTTCTTCGCGGACCGCCTGAGTCTTAGCCTTCATCTGCTCCGTGCGCACACGACGGTACTGGCTGGTCATGAACGGATCGGTGCCACGCGCAAAGGGTTCACCAGCCTGTATTGCAAAGTAGTGATCAAGGGCGTGTGCCCATTCATGCGCGAGGGATCCGGCCCCTTTGGTCTTGGTCAGGTTGATCTCGTTGACACCGGGGACAAAATGCGCGGCATACTTGCCTGATCCTTGCGCCCCGAATGCGACACCCAGCAATCCGTTGAGCGAAAGGGCTTTCGGCGGCACGTTGAGCAGCTCGGCCAAGTCCATGAAGGCATCGTAGGCAAGGTTGACGTGCGCCTGCCGCTCGCTCTGGTTCGTCCAGTTTCCGAAGTTCACGCCGCGGAACCCGAAGGTGTCCTTGAGTTGTTGCGGGGTGATGTTCTCGCCCTTCTGTCGGTAGGCGCGTCCGGTGCGCTGGAGGCCCTGAAGGTTGAGCGGGAGATCCTCTTCGTCGGGGCCCGTGCCCTTGCGCTCGGCCAGCTCCCGTGCTTTCGCGATCGCGTCCTCACGGGTCGCAAAGCCCGAGGCGACGATCTGTCGCCCCCAGCCGCTTTTTTTCCGCTTGACGATGTAATACTCGTCCCGCTCCAGCGTCTTCTTGCCGTTCTTAGTGTAGACCGTCTCGCCAGCCGGGGAGAGTTTGATCTCGAATTGTTTTTGCCAGGACTCTTGGGGGGCCGGCCACCCTTCCTTGATAGCGTCCTTCGCTCGGATCACCTCGTTAAAGCCCGGCTGGATGGCGTTCGCGAAGCGGTCCCCGAGAATGCTGCGGTACGGGCGCCCCTCATGGTCGGTCCATGTGCCGCCCTCGCGCTTGATGAGCTTGTCGAGGACTCCGACCTGCGCGTCCCGCGTGAGTGCCGTGGTGGCTTTGAACCGGTCCCCACGGTCGTCGCCCATCAGGGTCTCGATCATCGCCGTGTTGGCGTTGAGAGATTTGGCCCAGTCGAAGATCACCTCGCGGGCCTTGTTGATGGTCTCGATGTACTGCCGGAGATCCTCGTCCGCCGTCCGCGGGGGCGCGGCGGCGATCCCGTCGTACATCTGCTTGACCAAGTGCGCGACGAGCGGATGGAGCCCGTCTGTGATGAGTTGCTCGTAGTCCGGCCGCGGCCAAACCTTCGCCTTCGTGACCTCTTTGACCTTAAGGGTGGGGTTCAGATCCTTGACGTCATCCCACTTGAGCGCACTGAGCCGGTTGCGCTTGTTGTACCAGAGCTCTTCGCCCACGTCGGTCAGTGAACTCTCGCGGGGTTTCGTCTCTTTGGGCTTTGCGGGCTTCCCTTCGATCTGATCGGCCGCCGTGCGAAGGGCTTTCGCGAGGATTTCGGTGGGCGAGGCGGGCGTCTCCTCCGTCGGGATCTCCGTCTGTTCCGCGTCGGTTTCCTGCGCCAACTTGGAAAAGAGCGGCGCTTCCTCCGGCTGGGCTTCCCGCCCGATGATGGGGCGCTCCCCAATGGTTGGCGGGGGAACGGAGATTTCCTGTTGGCCTTCTTTGACGGGAGAAGAAACTGTCGGCCCGCCCGCTTGCGGGCTGGAGGGGTTAGGGGAGATGTCACCAGTCTTTTGATCTTGAGGCACCAGGTCGCCGACAACTACCCATGACCTGTGCGGCCTGTCAGAACCAGACATATCCTCAATAGGACCGATAGCGACATACCCGTCGTCATACGCGTCCGCAATGGCGTCAAAATTGAGTTCTGGTAAATCGCTCTTGGGATCGTATCCTTCAAGTACTGGGTACTGTTTAGGAGATGCGATGGGCCCGATGAGACGAATGCTATAGACCTGTCCATCAACTTCATCGGCATACTCTTGCGCAGCATCGCGATTATCAGTTACCCACTTCGTAGCTGTTGGATCAGTTGCACCTCGATAAAAGGTCTTGCCACGATCACTCTGCTTAGAATTGACAGAGCGATAAGTGAGCGGCTCATATTTTTTCTTGCGCCCAGGCTCAGGGGGGGATTGCGCGTTCTCGGACGAGCCTGGCCCCCGGTCGGGTGCCATGGGGGGCATCGTAGCAGATTTCTTCTCCGGCTTCTTCACCCCCACCGGCTTTTGCTTATTGCCAGCCTTCAGCCAGACTTTGAATTCCGGCAGCGTGAACTGCTTGATCGAGCGAAAGCCTTGCCAGTCGGAGGCATAGTTCGCGAGATAGGCGGCCTTGGCCTCTGCCTCCGTTGCAAAGCCGAGCATCACCTTGAATTCATCGAAGCGGCCAGTTGAGGGGTCATTCTGATCCACCACAAACACGGGCCCGCTATAGTCGTCCGGTGTCCCTGGCTTGACGAAAATGTCGATGTGTTCCTTCGTGCGGTCCTTGGGGGCAAAATACCTCCCATCCTTGTCAATAGAGCGGATGTAGCCGTAGTGGGCGGTCATGGTTTGACGCCACGGCTTCCCGCCCTTGTCGGTGCCGCTCCGCTCAGAGCCTTCGGGATTTTCAATGCTGATGTCCAAGCCGCTGATGCGGAGGTGTCCCTTCTTATAGACACCCGATTCCTTCTCGGCCTGTGACGGTTCTGGTAGATCGTTCTCCGGCGAGGTGGCGGCTTCGTGCGCCTTGTCATCGACCAGTCCGAGATTCTCCCGTTCCGCCAGCCGTTGCCGGCGCTTGTCCTCGACACGGGCCTGGGCTCCAGCCTTCTCGAACGCCCCGATCGCGGCCTGGGCTTTGGTCAGTTCATCAAGTTCGTCCTCGATCATCCAGTCGGATGCCGTGGGGCGGAGCGCTCGGATTGACTCGTCTTTCGCCTGGGCCCGTCGCGCCTCGGCGGCGGTCGTCAGACGGTCAATCGTCTCGCGGGCTTCCTGTTCGGTGAAGCCGTTGATCGTGGCGGGGGCACCTTCGTCAAGAATGCGCTGATATTCCCGGCCCCACTCGGTCCGCATGAACTCGTGATCGTCGAGCAGGGCGGCCTTGACCCGTTCCACGGCGGTGCCCCGATCGAGGCCTTGATCGGCGATGATCTTCTGAATCGCCTCCTCGATCTTCTGCCGGGCGGACTTGTTCTTGTCGCCTTTGATGGGAGGATTCTTCCCGCTCGTGAGCTCTTTGTACCAAGATGCATTCGCTGTCCCGACATATCGTTCGGTCGGCGTGCCGCCCTGGCCTTGGTCGAGGATCTTCCCCTTGGGGGGCGCTTTCGACGTGCCGGCGATCTCCAGATCGGCTTGGGCCTTCTCCGCCCGGAGCAGCATCTCCTGATTCTGCTCGGGGGAGAGTTCACTGCGCGGTCGGGTAATCACTTCAGACCGGGGCAAGTCCTCGGTCGCGGCCGGACCGACGGGCTGGACGGGAGTCTCTTTTTTCGGCGTCGTCGGCTCCGGTGTTTTCGCCCCCACCTTGGCGAGGGCCGCGGCCACCTTCTGGCGATCCTGCGGCGTCAGTTCGGCCGTCGTCTTCCCGCTCGCCATCTTGACCAAGGCGTCGAAGACCGGCTGGCTGATGCCCTTCCGGTCGGCGAGTTGCTCCAAGTCGGTGAGGGATGGGCCTGTATCCGGGGGTTCGCTCGGGGTGGTAGGTGCTGGGCCCTCGTCCGGCGGTTCAGTGCGATCCGAGCGCTTCGCCGGCTGCCTGGTCAAGAGGGATTCCCGCTCTTTGGCGATCTGCGCCAAGCGAGCCTGCGTGGCCTCGGTGGCTGCAGTGGTCGGCTTGGGATAGCGCAGCGCATCAAGTGAGGCGCGTTCGGCTCCGATGATCGGCGTGTCTTCTGGTCGCCTAGTCCGTACTGGCGGCTCTTCGAGAGCACGCTGAGACTTCACCACATCCCGAATCATCTCCTCGGCCCTGGCCTTCGCGGCTTCGCTGGGGACCGGGACTCCGGCTGGTTGTGTGCCTTCCCAGGGCACCACCGGTTTCAAGGGTGCGGGTGCGCTGCGACGGGTGCGGACTCCGGAGGTCTCGGCGGCCGTCGGGAGCGGCGGCTCCACTGGACGGGGCGTATAGGCTGTCCCAGGGACAATCGTAGGTTCTTGCGGGGCGGCCCCTTTGGTCCGCTGGACCGCTTCAATCATCCCGCGAGCGGTCGGCACCGGAGCCCCTTCGGGGAGAATCTGGCTCGGCTTCTTCTTGGTCGCCTTCGTGACCGTGAAGTCCAGATAGGTCGGCGTCTGGTCGGGCCCTGCCACGTCAGGCGTCGGCACCCCGGTGCGGGGGGCTTGATCGGGAATCTGGGAAAGCTCTTCGCGGATGGCTGGTTTCGCCGCTTGGAGGGCCGCTTGTTCTTCGGCCCGGCGTTGGGCTTCCTCGGCTTCGGCCTCGAGATCGTGATAGGGTTTCGCGGCCGCACGGGCTTCGTCTTCGGCCCGGACCCGATCCAGGAGTCGTTGCGTGGCGGCCTTCTGTCCGGGCGTCGGGGTCTGGGCCAGATCGAAGGCCCGTTGGATCGCTTCGTCAATCCCGACGGTTTCATTCGTGACGATTTCCTTGAAGGGCTCCGTCACCCCGGTGACCGGCGGCAGCGGTGTGGTGAGCGCCCCGCCGGCTCCCCCGACGACCGTTCCCCCCACGGCACCGAGGGCAGCCGCATCCAGGGCTTCGCGGATGGATTGGTCGGCGAACGGGTCGTTCCCTTTGCCGTACTCTTCAAGGATGGTTTGCGCAAATTCGGTGGCGCTTTCGGTGGCGAGATCCGCCAGTCCGCCGGCAGCGGCGCGGCCCAGTCGACTGCCCGCACGACTGACCGGGGAGCGACCTAAGATAATGTCGAGCCCGATCTTGTCGCCGACAAATTCCAGCGCCCCGGCGGTGAGCGAGGCCCCAAAGGCCTTCGCCAACTCGTCCCCCGTGAGACTGCGTTGTTCCCGCTCGGCTTGACTCACCATCTCGCCGAAGATTTCCCCGCCTTCCATCCCGGTGGCGGTGGCGCCCAAGGCGGCGGTCTGACCGATCTTGGCCGCGACGTTTTTGGTGGATTGCTTGGTCAGCTCCGAGGCGGCAAGTTTGGCTCCGGCTTCTGTAGCGCCGAGGCGAGCCGCTTCTTTGGCGACGAGTTTCTGCGCGACGGTGCTGGCGACGGGTTGCAGCGCAACCTTGCCAGCAACATACCCGACGCCCGCCGTGCCGAGCATCTGGAGGACCTGTCCGCCGGTGTATCCCAAGGCATATTGCAGCCAGTCGGCTAGAGCTCCGATGTCGCCCTCGGAGGCCATCTCGTAGGCGGTTTGGATGGAATCGGTCGGCTTCGACGTGGCGGCGATCTTCGCGCTCTGCTCTTCGTACTTTTTAACGCCGTGCTCTTTGATCCCGGTGGCGATCCCGCCTTCGCCCACGACTTTTTCGGCTGCGGCTCCAAGGCCGGCTTCCACGCCGTAGAGGGTTTGCGGAATCTGCTGAAAGGCGTGCTTTGCGCCCCGGACAATATCGGAGGAGCGGTCTTCTTTCTCGGGCGCTCCGAAGACGCCGTAGTTCTCCTCCCAGTAGTGGCGAAGCTGCGTCTCGGGGATGCCAGGGTTGTCGGTGGTGGCGGCTGGCTTAAACGTCTCCCAGGAGGGGAGCGTAGCAGGGTTGATGTGGCCGTACTTCTGGTTCCAGTACTGCTTGAGGGCCCGCTCGGGCACGTCTGGATTGTCTTCGCGTGCGGCGACCAAGAACTCGTCGAGCGAGGGAGACTCCATGGGACTCCTTCTTATTTCGCACGGCCATGGAGAATCAGGTAGGCCATCTCGGCAGCCCGTTGCGAGCCGACCTGCTTGGCCCAAGTGCTGTTGAGCAGTTCGTTCGCGGCGGTCTGATAATCGCCCGACGCCATGGCCGCGTGGAATTTCTTAAAGCCCGCGAGCCCCTTCGGGCCCAGGTTGTAGGCCAAGGCTGTCACGGCATCTTTCCGGGTCGGATCGAGCGTCTCGTAGTACGGCAGTTTGGCGGCTTGCGCTCGGGCGTCGGCGATGTCGTCCTTCATCAAGGCTTCAGCCTGTTTCTTCGTCAGCGGCTTCGCATCGAGGTTGTGGCCGTAGCCTAAGGTCGTGTTGCCGGTCGTGTCTTTGTACGGTTTCCCTTTGAACCCTTCATGCCCCTGGAGCAACCGCATGACGTTGGCGTCCGGGTCGGTTGATTCGCGGGGGACCTCCGTCGCGGGCTTCGCGGTCTCGGCTTGCGGTGTAGGTTTCTCGGTTTGCGCGGCGGCGATCAGGCTCTTCGGCTGAGTCCCACCGAAGTCTTCCTCGTTCGTGTAACCGACCTCGGCTGTTCGCGTTGGCGGCTTCGCGGGCTGCTCTCTGGCGACCATCGTGTCGGGCTGTGCTGTCGGGGTTTTCGTCCCCTTCAGATTGTCCAGCTTGGCCTGGAGCTGCGGCACGACCTGTGGGTTCGAGCGCTTCGCTTCGGCAAGGGCCGATTCCACGCTCGCAATCTGCTCGTTCCGCTCTCGCACGACGTTGGATGGCTTCGTTTTGGCGACCGTGCTATCGGGCGTCTCCTTCGGCTTCATTCCGGGGACTTTCCCGGCGAATGGATCCTTGATCTGCACACCGCCAGTCTGGGCCGTTTTGGGAAGTGTTACGCCAGAAGTGCCAGCGATCCTGGCTTGCGCGGCTTGGTTCATCTGCTGGAGGTCGGCCATGGTGAGCTTTGCCGCTTCGTACTCGGGCGAACCCGGCACCAAGTCCTTCATCGCCACTTGGAGATAGCGGATCTGCTCGCGGGTGTCGCGCATGAGGGCCGTGGCCGCAGCTTGATCGAGCTTCTCGCTCTCCATGAGTTTCCCGGAGAAGGCGAGGTAGGCCCGATTGGCCTTGACCAAGGCGTCATGGTCCCCACTCTCAGCCGCCGCGACCACTTTATCCCGGAGCACGGCGAGGTTCTTCGTGTCCGCCAGCGCCCGCTCCTTGATGTCCCCCTCGATGCGCTGGGAGCGGGACTCCTTCGCGTCGGCGAGTTTCTGGACGTCCTGCGTATAGGTGGGGTCGCCGGCGAGATCGCGAGCCTTGTCCTTTTCGCGCCGGGTGAGGTCCTGGGCCTCTTTGTCCTTAAGGCCCTTGCCCGCCTCGTAGGTTTTATCCGCGATCCTGGCTTTCTGTTCGACGTTGCCCTCTTCACGCGCAAGGCGGTCCTTTTCGAGGATGCCTTCCTGCTCCCGCTTCTCCTCGAACAGCTTCGCCCGCAGTTGGTCGCTGTAGCGGCGTTCATCCTCGATGTTCCACCGCTGCCGTTGGTAGGCTTCGGCGTCTCGTTCCCGGGCCCGCTTGTCAGCCTCTTGCGCCAATCCGGAGGCAATGACCCCCTGATTGACCTGCGAGAGGCCTTGTTGCAGACCTTGGCCCATTCCCGAGACGGCACCAGCGAGGGCGAGCAACCCCATTTTTAGTCCTCCTCCTCGTCGTCTTCGACGGGCTCGGTATCTGGAACCGTCTCGGCCGCCTGATCTTCCGGCTGTTCCGCCTGTCCCTTCTGCAGGGCCGCTTGGATCGCTTGATCGATCTGGCTCTTGTCCACCTTGAAGAGGGCCAAGAGCCCTTTGACCACCAGTTGTGTCGTTTGATTGATCATCTCTTTCGTGATCGGGATGCCGAGTTGTTGCTCCACGTACTTCAAGGCGTAGGTCATCAAGACGACGGCGGCCGGGGCGGCGGCGGGGATGTTGAACTGTTTCCCCTTGCGCGTGACTTCGTTGGCGACGATGGAGATGAGCTTGACGATCCCATGCGCGACCCGCTGGGGGATCTTCGACGGGTCGGACACTTGAAGATACTCGGCCATCTGGGGATGGGTCTGCTCGGAGAACATGAGCTGCCGGCCTGCGACCACGATCGCCATGAAGGGCTTTTGAATTTGCGCCGGGACCTTCTGCATGATGGTCTGCTCAATCTGTTTCAGCATGCCCAGGCCGGACCCAGACGATTCTGCTGTCTCAGGTGGGGCCTCAGACTTAGCCTGCATCGCTGGCATATCCTGTATAGCTTGAGGGGCTGCCTGTGCGATCATCCCTTTCATGCGGGCCTCCCTGCGGCGCCGATGATGCCGGTCGGCTTTTTGAATGTGAGCCGCGGTGAATAGGCCGCGTTACGATTTTCAAGTTGCCGTTGCGCTTCGTTCCGATTGGCGATTTCCTTTTCGAGGGCCAGCCGCTCTTCCGCCGAGAGGCCTTGGAACCAGCCTGAGGCCAATCCCGCGGCTCCTTGTCCGCCAGTCGTCATCAGCGAATACTTCACGTAGTCTGGGAGCCGGTCCCAGAAGCCGGGCGAGGTCGGGGAGGGGAGAGCTCCTTGGGTCGCCTTGACGATGGAGTGTCCCAACGCCTCCTGCTGAGCGCCTGCCGCTGCGGCGGCGTCGGCTGGTACGACTGGGGTAACAGGGGCCTGCGTGGAGACCGCAGTCTGTTGCGCGAGAGATTGTTCCGCCAGCGGTTGCGCCCCCGCATCGGAAGATCCGCCTTGAACCAGTGCTGGCGTGTTCGGATCGGCGTTCGCAATCGGCTGCGGCCCGCTCGCCGTGACAGTGGGTTGAGTCATCGTGCTAGGCGGCATGGGCGTGCCCGCCTTGATACCTTGTCCGAGTGCCTCTTGATTCATCCCTGCGCTGCTCGCGGCGACATTCTGCGCATAGTCAGGGTTCGACGCGGCGACGATCCCGCGACCCAGGGCTTCCTGTTGCGCTCCAGCGACACCGGGGTCCGGAGCGAAGAAGCTCCCCACGCCTTGTTCCCATGACGTCTTGTACAGTTCGCCGACGTGGGCCGCAAACTCGTTGCCTCCCATCGAGGCGATGCCGGTGCCCCAGCCAGCGATATTCCCGGCGAGGCCCACATAGCCCATAATCTTCCCCGCCTTGAGGAGCCCTTCATTTTTGGTGATCATGCCGACGGCGGTCACGGCGAGGCCGACGGTGCCGATCAAGGTCGAGACAGCGACGACCGCAGTAGCGACGGTGCCCGCTGTAACTCCCACTGTCGCCAGAGCAGTGACCGCGGCGACGGCGGCGCTGACTACAGCCACTTGAACCTCCTTAATGCCCAGGCCGCGCTTGGCATCATCCAGCCACGCATGGCATACTTCGGGCGTGAAAATTACCGACTTGACAGGCCAACAATTCGACCGGCTCACCGCCGTGCGTCCAGCGAGTAAATCCATCTCGGGCAGAACACGATGGGAATGTGTCTGTACGTGCGGGGCGACCGCCATTATCACGGCGCATCTTCTGCGCAGTGGGAACTCGATCGAACGCATTGACCACAATGGTCCATACAGTCCGGCCAACTGCATCTGGCTTCCCTGCAAAGAACAGAACCGGAACACGAGAAGAAATGTACGTGTCGAGGTCGATGGGGCGACCGTTTGCCTCGCGGAGGCCTGTCGTCGCTTGGGCCTCTCGTATGCGGCGGTCAGGCACGTAATCCATCGCAACCACCTCACGCCGCAACAGGCTATTGACCGCTTTCGTCGTCATGTCTAAATCTCTCCGTCATAACTGACTTCGATCGGTCTAAGGCCGAGCTTCTGATAGAAACCAGCGAACTTCACGGTTGACGGGTCTTCGCCGTCCATGAGGAGATGCACCATGCGAAAGCGCTGTGCGCCACGCTTTTTCCCCCATTTCCGAAACGCATGGACGAGTCGCACGGGCCAGGTAGTCCCGCGATCCTCGTTTCGGACGAACCAAAACGCTTCGATCACGGTCTGCTCACCGGTATTGAGATCGGGAAACAGAAACCCGCCAAGTCCTCCGACAAGCGTCTCGCTATTCCATAATCCATAGATCACCCCTTGGCCGGAGGCGAGAAACGTCGTCCAGGTGGCCGTGAAATGTTTGAGGTTGAACGTGCCGGGGAGGGCTTTTTCCGCCATGAACTGTTGCCCGAACACCTTACACTGCGGCAGTTCTTTGACCGTCAGGGCGCGGATCGTGTAGCTCATCAGTAGCCTTGCGGCTGCGGTTGTGGCGGGTTCGTGTACCAGCTCGGCGGCTGGTCAAACCACGCCGGTTGGGCGGGCGGGGCCGGGGCCATCGCGTCCGCGTCGAAGTATTGCGAGAGGTCGAGACTCTGAATCTCTGGCGGTGGCGTCTTCGTGATTACAGCCTGTCGAGCGAGTCCTTGTCGGAGCATCTCCAACTGCGAATGGACGGCGGCATCCTTCGCCTCTTTGGACATCTGGTTATTGGTCGAGATGTTGGTGATGTTCGTCACCGCCTGCTTATACATCTCCGCCGCGCCCTGGTTTTCCTGGAGGAGCCGGCGATTGTCGGCGTCCAAGGTCGCGAGGGCCTGCTTCGTGTTGGCGTCGAGCTGCGAGACCATCAACCGCGTGGTCGCATCCAATCGGGCGAGGTACTGTTCGTTGGCCGCTTGGGCCGCCCGTTGCTGCGCCTCGTTGATCATGCCCGCGTTGGTCTTCGCGACGTCGGTCCCGAGTTGGGCGTTCGCGAGACTGGCCTGATTCTTCGCCCCCGCTTCGAAGTTCAGCGCGGCGTTGCCTGCGTCCACGTTCTTGGTGAGTGCGTTATAGCGGGTCGCCGCATCCCCTTGCGCGATGGGGAGGGCGGCTTCGACCATCCGCGCTTGCGCATCGCCGACCGCCATCGAGGAATTGATCAAGCCACGAGCATTGGCCGCTTGCGCCGCCCGGGTGCGGGCCTGCTGCATGAGTTGGGAGTCTTGATCGATGATGTTCTTGAGCGACCCCGAGACGGTGTGCTCGTCGGCCACCACCACTTGTTTCGGGTCGTAGCCCGTCGCCGCCGCTTCCTTCGCCTGCGCGATCTGCGGCGTAAAGGTCGCCACGTCGTCTTGCGACGGCTTCGGCATCTGGGGAATCTGCGGGGCCTGGTCCGCCGCCGCCGAGATCAATCCTCCGGATGTCGCCATGGGTTACTCCTTCTTGCGCTTTTTGAACCAGCCAGATGGGTTGGCTGCGACTTCTTCTGGCGCGGCTTCCGTCGGAGCCGGCGGCTCCTCCGACGCAGCTGGCGTGCCGTCCTCCGATACGAAGGCCTGCACGTCCACGACGACCTCTTTGAGACCGTAGGTGATGCCGGTCTGCTGCTTGACTTTCCAGGCCGTGCGCTCCGCGAGGAGCACCGCCACCGCATCGGGGGTCGCATCGCACGGCACCTCGATGCTGAGCTGCTCGCCCTCATAGCCGTTCAAGCAGCGGTCCAGCCCGATCGTAAAGACCAGCCGCCGCTTGCCTGTTCCACATGGAACTTCGTGATCGACCCGCACGCTCACCACTGGCTTCTCGCTCATCGTCCGTCCTCCTTGATTAAGGCCCGGTTACCACGTCGAATAGTCGCAATACGATCCGCGATGCAGCGTCACGTTCGAAGCGCTCACTTCCGATTGCACCGCGAACGCCACCGTCCCACCGTTCGCACCGTTGCGCAGCACGATCATGACGGGATTCAGACACCGTTGCGCGGCACAGGAGCCGGCCGCCGCGTCGTCCGTCGAGGCCGTATTAAAGGCTGTGGCCGTGAGCGGCGTATAGGTCGTCGTGGAGTTATTGTGATACTGCCGCGTGATCGTGATTTCCGTCGGGGAGGTCGGCCCCGTCACTTGCAGCTGCAGCCCGGTCGTCCCGACGGCCGTCGAGGTCAAGATATTGCACATGATCGTGTAGTTCGTGCTCGCCGAGACGGCGATCGACAGGCCCGAGACCGCCGAGTAGGCGGCATTGCTCGTCGTCGCCACATCGGTGGTCTGCGTCACCCGCGTCACACCGCCCGAGGCCGAGACGGTGATGGTCCCCGTGACCCCTGAGCGGGCGCAGGTCACCGCGGAACCGACGCAGTTGAGTTTGGAGACCTGCCCTTGGCTGGTCCCTTCCTCTTGGAGCTGAATCAGCGGGGCCGAGTCGAACCCGGCCGCCAGCAGCCACGGCAGCAGCAGAAATGTGCCGTAGATTAGAATTCGGCGACGCATACGCTTTGTGTCCCCGAGGCGGAAATCCCGTCAATCGCACCGGTGTAAGCCACCGTGCCGCCCAGCATGAACGAATCGCCCGCGTCGAGCGGGAAGTCAGAGGTGGTCGCCGTGGCCCCAAACTTGATGTAGACCCGTTGGGTGTTGGTGGGGTCCGCTCGAATCACGGCCGCTCGCCGGCTCGCAAACGAGGCGAGCACCGAGGTGGTGGAGCCGGTAACCGAAATGCAGGCCCCGTCGTTGTTCGCGCTGGCGACGGTGTTCCGATCGATCTTCACGGCGGCTTGATCGGAGGCGATCACCACCGGGATGGAACTCGCCGAGGCCTGCGAGCCGATCAATTCGGTCCCGGAGGCCGTCCGCAGGTTCCCGTACAGAATCCGCTGGGCACTCATCCGGGGAGCGCCGGCGGAGTTCTCACTGACGGCGTTCGTCGCGGTGTCATCCACCACGGCCCCCATCGGCCCGATGTTCGTGGTCCCGAACGTGAAGGCTGCGTTGTCGGCGAAGCTCGACCCGCCGCAGCCGGAGTCGCAGACCATGTGCAGGTTCGTGCCGGTGCCTTGGGTCGCCGTGACGGTCCACGTGCCCGACTGCTTGGCATTGACCGTCCCTGGGGAGACCTGCGCCCAGGCACCGGCCGGCAGCAGGAGCAACAGGCCAGCAAGCGCTAATCGTTTCATCGCTTCTTCTCCTTTGCGTGCGCGAGGTCTTTCTTGAGCGCCTCCATCTGCTCGCGGAGCGCCGCGTTTTCCGCCTGCGCGTTGGCGAGCATCTTTTCCACCTGCGTCCGCGTATCGAGAAAACTCGTCGCGAGATAGTTCAGGGTGTCCCGCTCGCTTTTCCACTTGGCCCGCTCCACCTCGCACTGGAACAACGGCTCCTTGGCCGGGTCGGCGGCGTGGACCGTCGCGCAGCCGGCGAGCAGCAGCACCAGTCCTATGCGTAGTACGTGGCCCATCCGACGAGGTTCGTGACCCCTCCACGAATGCCGCTCAGTTGGGCGGCTTCGTTCTTGGAAAAAAACAGCGTATCCCCGGCGAAGGCATCAAAGCCGTCGCTCACCGTGGCATCCTGGTCCGAGATCCGGAGCTTCCCATCCCCGGACGTAAACCGGATCACGACCACCTGGCAGCGGGACACCTTCTCCTGGGTGAGCCGAGAGGCGGCCCCGGCAAAGGTCACGGCTTCGTCGGCGATCGGACGAAAGAACTGATAGTTTGCGGTGTGCTGAATCAGCATCTACCGTCTCCGCTTCCGCCTGTCCTTGGCTTTGAGCGCGATCCAGTACAGGAACAAGCCCGCGGGCAGCGCCGTGAGCCCGAAGACCCACAGATCCCGCCCGACAATGCCCCAGACCGCCACGCCACAGAGGCCCAGCACCCAGCACCAGAGCGAGGTAAAGGACGTGTCCGTGAGTCCCCACTTCTGCCATTCCTCCAGCACCGACACGATGATGCCGGCGGAGATGAGACTCAATGCGATGGGGAGGAGCCAGTCCATCTAATGTCTCCAGCACTGCAATTTGGCCTCTTCCCATGTCCGCCGCGCCTCTTCGAGTTGCGCCTTGCCATCGGGCGAATAAAATTCGAGCGACTCCCACAGCGGATAGCTGCCCTGGAGACGTTGAGGGAGGAACGGCTCCATGGCTTCCATCGCGCCCCGGAGGGCTTCGACGCAGGGGTCGTTCTGATAGACATAACCGGGTACGTTCTCCGCCGGGGCAATCCACACGCTCGGATCGGCTCGCTCGTTGGTGTGAGAAGCGTCCACGGCGACCGTAGCCAGGGACCACAGGACGAGGAACACAAGGCCTTGCCCGATGAAGCGCGTCACCGTCATGGCTGCCTCGTTCACCACTGCATCCTTCTGAGGAGTGCCTTCGCCTTCCGCTGTCCCGCCGACTTCTGCCACGCGCACCGTAGAAACCGCTTGGCCGCTCGCTGGCCGGTGTCTCGCGAATTACATGAGCGACACTTGCCGGTGACATTACGGATCATCCGACGCATTCGGCGCTTCGTCGGATCGAGCAGCTTGCCGCAGATCAGACACTTTCCCATTTAGCGATCCTCTGCATAGCAGGCATCCAAATCCTTCAGCATGTGCTTCATCCAGGCCTCGTTGATCGTGTAATAGCCGGGGAGCGGCTTACATTCCAGCCCCGTCGTCATCCCCCCCGCCGTCTCCACGCACTCAAAGCTCGGGCGGAGATCCCGGAGGTACGGATTGTCGTGTGGCGTGCAACTCGTCAAGGCGAGCCATGCCAGCCCGAAGCTCGTCCCTGTCCCTCTTCGCAATCGCATCATCGGCCTTCTTTCGTCGCGCCTGTTTCCCCTGCCACAGCTTGACCGCCAGCAGAATCAACGACACCAGCGATCCCGCGAGTGCCGTGAGGGAGCCGGGGTCCATCTAGATTGACTCTTTGTCAGTCAGCGTCAAATCGACAAACACGAACTGCCCAGGCAGCACCTTGCCGAATGCGGCCGGGTTGTTGACTTGCATCGACAAATTTGCGCATGGCGTCCATTTGGACCATTGCGAATTGGCCGAGCCCTCTGGCCCATAGACCGCCGACAACTGAATGTCTTCGGACGCGATATTTCCTTGCCCGTCCGCGTTCCGTTTCACTGACGATACCGTCATCTTCAATCGAAGTACTGGAGCGGCCATTTCGTCCTCCCTCTGTTGAATACGCGTGCAGGTCGTTTCCCATCCATTACGGCGCCGTTGTGCGCAGCGCGGCGGGATCCGTTGCCGCCAGCACTTGGCCCGTCGCCCCTTCGATGCCTGCTTCCACCAGGCCAGCCGGATCGCCGGTCAATCCTGCCAAGGCGGCCGTGACCACTGCTGAAATCGCCACCTGGACGGGGCGGGGGACATAGACACTCACCCGATTGACCTGCTTGGTGATCCAGGCCGTCGTGAGCGGCCCGATCGCGGACCACAGCGCCGGGAGCACGGAGATGAAGAGCATGTTCAGCAGCGGCTTCCACCAGGGCGCCGGCTCCATGACGGACTCTTGCGCGTACCCCAGCGTGTAGAGTGCCAGGTTCAACAGAAACGCTACGGCAAAGATGAGGCTGAAGAGTCGCAGGAATCGTGTGAGCATTAGTCCCCTCCCTGGTTAATCGACCGAAAACATTTCAACCGCTCTGTATCCGAGTGCTTTAGTTCGCAACTGATCGCCCGGAGGACAATCGCCGTCTCTTGGGTCGCTTTGGTCTGCGCCCTCGCATCGTCAATGAGGGCTTCATGCACCTGCCGGTTGTAGCTCTCGGCTTCCTTAAACTGCGACTTCGTGACCACCGGCGATTCCACCTTACCGAAGATGATCGCCGCGACGATTACCAGCAGGAAGATGACGATGACCGACGGCAGCCCTACGCGATTGATGAAATCGCCGGCCACCTTGGCCCTCGCTGTCCATCCATTGCCAGGCTCGACCGCCCCCTCCATCTACACCTCTGTGCGTGGTGCCAACGCAATGACGGGCTCGACGATATTGAGATCGAACTCGGTCGATCCCTCGAGATAGCGGAGCAGTTCGGCGAAGCCACGCTTACTTGAGGCCAAATACGGCGCCTCCCAGGTGCCAGCGAATTCCTCCCCGACCAGAATGCAGCCGGCCGTGTCCGTCAGGAAGTTGCCCCAATGCAGCAGTACATGGGTCCGGCCCGGCACCTCGCAGACTTCGAACGTCACGCCGAACGTCGACGAGGTGATCCGCTGGCAGCGATAGCGACCAGCCGGGATGCACGACACATTCTCCGCGTTGTCTTGCCACGGCCGCTCGAGCGTCAGCACAAACGGCACTTGGCCGTGCCGCAGCACGCCCCAGGTCCCCAGGCTAGACTGGCCGACGCGGATCAGATCCAGTACGATCATCAGGTGCTCTCCGACTTTTGTCCTCCGTGGTCCACCCGCAGGCACAGCGCCACGGGTCTTCCAGCGTCAGTTTTTCGATCAGCCTGAAACACATTGGGCATTTGCGCTGCCAGACCTGCATGCTCATCACCGGTGATACCGTTACTGCATGCGTATCCATCCGACCCCCTTGATCGATCCGCTCAATCCGCCCTTTGGTCCGCTACTACCACCGATGAATCCGATCAAGCCCTGCTCGTCCTTCGCGACGATCAGGTTAGCAATGTCCAGTGTGCCGCCATCCGATGGGTTGCCCCAAATATCCATGAATATCCCGCCAAATGGGCGAGTCTCACTGGCTCCTCGATACAGCACATCGGTCCGGCTCTCCCGTAAGACTGGCACACCTGTACAGACTCCAGACGCTCCGCAATCATTGATCCACATCTGAAACGTCCCATTGCTCACCCCGGGTGTGTTTAGGATGAAGCGAAGTTCCATGTAGTACCATGTCCCAGAGGTGAGGACGATGTTGTTGCCTTGATTCTGTTGGAGATAAGGGCCGTTGAGGTTGTTGCAACTCTCCACAGGACAGAGTTCCATGACATCCAGATTGCGCCCTAGGCCAAAATGCACAATCCCAGGCGAGTGCGCTTGGTCTTGCCCAGAGAGAAACTTTTGGCTGTCACGGAACACCCAGCCAGGACGAAAAATGAAATAAAACCGCATGCGATAGCCACTGAGCGTCTGTCCCTGATACCAGCCGTGCGTCGACGGATATGCATTGCTACCGCTGCCATCAGAATCCAGGACCAACACGTTGCGCTGGACGCAGTCTGTCCCAGCAGGGCCGAGCGAGCCGCATGCGGCCCCACCTGGGATTGTGCGGATGGAGGTCAGCCACCAACCGTCATTATCAACGTGTCCTTGTTGATTGACTGCGATGTGCGTGCCATCAGACCAGTTGTCACACAGCAGCCAATTGCTGTTTGCAGGGACACCCCCCGTGTGTGGACATTCTGTGGAATTAAAATACTCATCGGCCCAGACCGAAGAGGCTGGCAGCACCAGCGCCAGCACCAGCACCAAGATCACGTGTATCACTGTTGTCACTGTTGCCTCCTCCGGTAGAAACCAAACGTCTCTGCCCCTCCACCAGGGCATGCCGCAATGACGTGGGTGAGCGTCAACAGACCAGCATCCAGAGTGAATGTGGCGGCAATACTGCCAGCCGACGCTTGTACTCGATCTTCTGACGCATGATTATTGCCGCCAGCATTAAATCGGGCCGTGTAGCCCGTGCCTGCCGTGATAATGGAGCCACCAAGTCCGCCTGTCGTCGTGCCAAAAATGTAGCACCCGTTCACCGACGTGGTGATTGATCCACTGGTCACAGCGTCAGTCCCCGTGCCAGGAGTAGCCTGAAACTGTCCAGTATGCCCTCCTTGTGATCCGCTGGTGGCTACTCCAGCGATTTCATGTGCAATCACCTCTCGCGTCGTGGTGGTTTGCGAGAACGTGATCGTGACGACCGTCGATCCTCCTGTGCAATTTTCTCCGTAGAAGGTTGCAGCTCGCCGATTGGGATCTTGGCCTGTCTGATCCACGGCATCTTGAGCAGCGCTAAACGTGCACCCGACCCCCGATGCTGTTGCGGTGACATTCGCTCCACCAATGAGATCCCAGGACGCTTGGACGGCCACAGCATTCGCACTCGTGACATTCGATCCAAAGGTGCAGGTGATGGTGGTATCTGTCGCCGTCGCCCTATTGCCACAGAGTTGAACAAACGAGCCATCAGCGAGCCCGAGTGATGCCGTACTCACCAACCCGACTAGCAATACACTGATCACCAGGATACGCATCAGATTGCCTCCCGTGTGATCAGTTCAACGCCGATCAGCCTCGCCGTCCCGGCCATGGTATCGGATGCGTGTCCGCTGTCCCGCGAGAGTTTCAGGTGGAGAAGTTCGCCTGCGGCACATCCGGTTGCCGTGACGGTGGTGATACTGGCGTCGTTTGTCTGATTGGTCGTGCCCTTCGTCGCATCTGTGACGGTCGATGCGGTGTTAAACGCAGGATCGTCGGTCTCTGCGTCGGCCACACACACCGTCGCCAGCTGCCACACCACATCCCCTGTGGTCGTGGCCGAAAACCATTTGATGTTGGCATCGATGTTCCCGACCCAGGTGGACGGGAGTTTGTAGGTGACTTGCGCTGACAGGTTCGAGCCATCCGCGAAGTCCAGCACACCCTTCTGCGTATTGGTCCCTGTCACGCACGCCGCCACGGCGGGACTGGACGCTGGCAGGTCCCAAATCGGACCAGCCGTCGCCCCGTTACAGCCCGCAGCCGGCAACCAGATCCGGCGCGCGATTGTGCAAGTGTTCCCGCTCGCTTCGCAGTCTAGACTTTTCCCGGTCAGGGTATTGGAGCTGGTGGCGGTGACAACATCCGCGCTGCCGACCTGCAGCGATCCCGTCGTAATGTTGATCAGATTGTTCGAGAACGTAATGACTGGATCTTGTACCCCAGACAAGCTGGCAGTCAGTGTTCTGGAAACGTTGGCCCCATCCCAGAGAGTCACGTTGCCGACAAAGGTGGACGCATCCCAGGCGACGGTCGGCGCAGGCCCACCAGGAGACGTGACTGCGATCCCAGCCCCGGCGTTCACATCCGTCACATCGCCGGTCCCAGCCCCGGACGAAATCAGGTCTTTCCAGGTGCCCCCTTCGCGGGCACGAAACTTTCCACTGGTCGTGTTATAGATAATGTCGCCGTCCTGCGGAGCTGAGGCGTCAGCGGTGTGTGCTCCGACATTCAGGCCAGCGTTGGTTGCATTGGGGTTGAAGGTCTGCCGCACCCCATCAGGAAACACGACCGGGTTCCCGGCCACTGTCAAATCTGTGAGCGTGGCTCCCGTCCCACGTACGAACCCACCAGATGTCCCAATTTCGTCGCTGAGCACACCAGCCAGGTCTGCCGAGGTCGATGCATTGAGCGCGGCGAGAGTGTCCGCTGTGCGCACATAGGTGACGACCGAGCCGCCATTCTCGCAACTCTTGAGCTTCGAGTCCCCAGAGTCGAAGTAGATGTTATGGAGTCCTGCGCTCGCACCGCAGCCCGGCGGAGTGCCTTCGAGGAGGCTCCAGATACCGGTCCCGCCCGTGGACTCAAACCCTCCCGGTGCAGTCACCTTGCCGGTATCATCGATGGTGACCAGGCTCCCTTGAGCCGTGGACCCGCCGGTCCCATCGGCTCTGACGACTGCATTGTCCGTCGTCCCGACCGTCCCGGTGATCGAGCCTCCGCCACCGGTATCGAGATCGGTCACGGCCCCGTTCTGGCACTTCCGGAACGTGTTGGTCGTACTGTTGGCTCGGACCCAGAAATCCCCGGCAGCGCAGGTGCCATCTCCGGTCGCTTCCGTAAAATCGATTTGGGCACCAGGAATCACGAGCGTGGAGGACAACGCCGCCGTCGGATTACCAGAGACGCCGTCCCCGTTGGTGATGGTGATTTGATTCGCCGTGCCGGTCAGCGTGCGAGCCGCGGAGGTATTGGCCGCGGTGCGGGCGACGAGCCCATTTGATGCCGGTTCCTCTTGATAGTTGGTGCATCCCTGCGCGGTCCCTGTCGCATTGATGCCGGTCGTCGCGGAGCCAGCCGAGCAATCGACAGGATCGGCCGCCAACGCCGTGGCGGTATCTGCGTTCCCTGTGACGTTGCCAGTGAGCGGACCGGAAAACGTGCCGGTCGTCGTGCCGGGAAGGGTCGGATTGGTCGGAATGGAAATCGTCGGATTGGCGGAACAGTCGCCGTTGGTCACTGTGATTTGATTCGCGGTCCCGGTGATCGAGCGCGTGGCGACGGCCCCGGTCGTGGTCGTCGAGGCCACGCAGCCAGTCGCGAGCGTACTCAGCGCCGTTTCATTCGTGTTGGTTGCATCCGGGGTACGCTGGATGTAGCTCGCGCCCGTGGGGGCGCCGGTCCCCGCACCAGGACAGGCGCCGGACGCCCAGACCCCGGATTGTGTCAGGATGCAATCGCCTTCAGATCCCACTGGCGGCATGCCAGAGCCGCTGATACTCGCCGCCTGGGCAGTCGGCGCTAGGAGCCAGAGTGCCAAGGCGAGACCGCCGCTGATTGTGACGCGCTTCATCGGGTTTCCTCCGTGCAGGACACCGTGACATTCGCCCCTTCGCTGATCATGTAAACCGCATCACGGTTCTCGATCGCGATGGAGGCACCGGCTTTAAGTTGCTGGCCCTTCGTGGCCGTCACCGTACTGTCCCCCCAGCGGACGTTGACCGAGCCGGAGGTGTTGGTACAGGACAGGGCCAGGCGGTTGCCGTTCCCGGCTTTGACGACTGTGGCGCTGTTGGTGACGGTGACATCGCTGACCGCGATGATCTTGTCGCCGACCGCCCAGGCGGGGGTCCAGAGACACAGCAGCAGGAGCGCCCATGTGTGTCGTGTCATCGTTCAGTCCCTTCGGTTGATGATCGCCATGACCTCGGCGCGTTTGCCGTCCGGGGCCGTCTCCGCAAACGCCTTGATGGCCGCTCGATCCGCTTCGACTTGGACCTGTCGCTGCTGCGCTAAGAACGAGGCAAACATCCGCTGCAGGGCTTCCTTCCCGCCGGGGGCTTCCAAGGCCGGTTTCACGACCGCATATTCTTGGACCGTCATCACCGCCCCGATCGTGCGGGTGGCGTCGTCGAGGGTGATTTCGGCCACTACGAGCCTCCCATGTTGTCCCAACTCGTCTCGCCCGGTCCGTTTGACCGCCAGCGCAACGCCGAGAGTTCCTTCGGGAGATCGGTGTAGACGTACTGCGTGGGGTCTGGTGCGTATGGAAATCCTGCTCCATCGTCGAGTTGCCCCGCCCAATACATCCGCGTCCGCGTGCCGTCGCATTTACAGTCACCGGAATAGAACTGGATGCGGTTGAAGAACCAGATGGACGTGAAATAGCCGTCCGATCCATCCCGCTTTGTCATCTTCCAGACCGTGCGCCGGAAGCCGAAGGCGGTGGCTTTGCTCACCAGCTCGGGGGCTGCTTGGAGATAGAAGAAGCCCTGCTCGAAGTTCTGGGCGTCTTTGTGGAGGTCGAGCATCTACTGCACCCCCTGCAACTCCACCCAGGGACGATGGAGTTTGATCATGACGTTGAGAAAGAGAGTCGGCTGCATGATGTTCATCGCGGCATTGCCGCCAGTACTGCCTGAATTGCTGGTAGTCGATGCGTAAGGCGGAGCAGGATTGACACCATCTGCCGAACCTGGAGCGATAGCCTGAGTATATGTATGCGTATGCGACAGCAATTCGGAGCTACTCATCGCGTGCTGCCCTTCTCCGATCGCTTCGCCCAGCGCTCGCGCCGTGTAGGTATGCGTGATCGTCCAGACCGGCGACGATTTGGCGGTCATATCGATCGCCACGCCGTTCTGCGCGTTGGCTAGGTTCGAGGCCAGTTTGACGGTCGTGGATGAAGCGCGAATCACATAATAGGTATTGCCGCTCGTCAGTCCCGTGATCGTCCCTGACGTGAGCGTGAACGTCACGGCCATGCCCGTCACCCACTTGTCGGTGTTCGATGGCACGGTGAGGGTATCGTTGGTCGTATCAACGCCTCCGTCGACGCCCGAGTCCTGCACGGTCCCTGTGCCGTAACCAGCCAAGGCGCGCCCCAGCGTTTTTGGGAGTCTGAGCGGCTTATTCGCGGAGAAATCCGCCGAGGCGCTCGCCCCGCGTCCACCCGTCACCGGACACCATTGGTCAATACAGTTCGTCCAGATCAACGAGTATAGCGTCTGCGTGTCGGCGTTGGCCCTGGTCGTGGCCCCGCTGGTCGCACTGCCGATCGTGCCGTCATCCATCAGCACCCAGCCGGTGTCCGCGCTGGTCTTGAGCGTGAGCTTCACGTCTCCGGTCGAGAATCCCTCGGCGTTGATCGTGATGGAACCCGCACCGTTGGTGACGGAGGTGCCAGTCCCGGACGACGCCAAGGTGGCTCGGGTATAGTTCGTGCCGTTGCCGATGAGGAGTTGGCCGTTCGTGGGCGTGCCGCTGTTCCCGGTCCCGCCGTTGGCTGGATTGAGGATGGCGGAGCCGCTGACTGTGCCATTGATCGTGGGATTCGTCGTGGTTTCGCTGTTCACCGTCGGTGAGCTGATCGTAGGCGTCCCCGCGAGCGTATAGGTGCCGGTCACTGACCCAGAGAGAATAGGGGCCGTCAGCGTCTTATTCGTCAGCGTCTCCGAGCCGGCCAGTGTGGCAAAGTCGCCGTCCGACAGCGCGGTATTGAACTGGGCCACGGTGCCGGTCAGCGTGTTGCTCGTGAGATTGACCGTCTTATTTGTGAGCGTTTCGGCTCCCGCCAAGGTCGCGAGCGTGCCCGTCGTCGGTAGCGTGACGTTCGTCGTATTCGTCACCGTCAGCGTGGTGGCAAACGCCCCCGAGATGGCGAAGTTGCCAGCGAGCGACAGGGTACCAGTCGTGACCCCGAGGGCCGTCGCTGAGCCATTGACGATGACGGCTTTATTGGCGTTGCCGCTGAGCGAGGGGAGCTTGTCGAAGCCCGCCGAAATTAAATCCAGTTCGGCCCGCATGCCTGCGGACGTGGCGGGGGAGCCGGGAGCGGGGAAGCTGCCATGAGTATAAAATTCATTACCGTAGGCAGTTACACCTAAAGACAAAGCTGCCATAACCATAAGGCTGATTAAGCTACGACGCATCCGATCTCCTCCGGGAGATTGTTGAACTTCTTCCGGTTCGCGGTCCCGGTGATAATTTGCAGGTTGTAGTGAACATGCAGCCCGCACGAAGTCTTCCCGCGCAGCGGATAAATGTGATCCACCTGATGCTCGATGCCCGTCTCTCTTGTCAGTCGTTGCGCCTCTCGGTATAGGGCGCGAATTTTTGCGCGATCAGCCCACGGTGGTGTGAATTGCTTGATGCGCCGCTGGTGTATCGCTCTCAGGAGACGATCACGTTCAGGATTCTTGGCTCGCCATTCCTTACTGCAGCGGAGGTGTGTCGCAAGATTCTTTGCATAAGAACGAGCCCTGATCGCCTGCTGCTTGGCTGGGTTCCTTTGCCTCCATGCCTTGATATGGATGGCTGTGCAACGACGACACCGAAGCCGTTTAACGGTCGGCTTTATCAGGCCAGAGAAGAAGCTGTCCGTCGGTAAGTGCTGCTCACACACACGACAAAAGATAGTCGTCATCGGAGGCTTCTCCTCCGAAAGAAATGTGTGACCACGCTGTTCAATGTGTAGGGATAGATAATGTCCGTGGTCGAACTGAGCGTGACCTCGACGTTCTCGCCGTCGCCCGTCATCTTCACTTCGGTCGGCGAGAGGGTGTTGCCGTCCCAGGTAAAGGCGTCCCAGGAGATGGAATCCCAGTTCGGCACGCCGGAGAAGTTCGTCTCGTAGCTCTGCTGGCCTGGCTGGGCGTACTTCGCTTGTCCATAGCCCACCCGATGGGCGAAGCCGATGGAGGCATAGTAATTACTCGTGATCTCGATCGAGGCCCGGCGGTAGGACTTAACCGTTCTGGGCGATTTTTTGTGATCCCACGCCAAGACGAGCAGGGCGTCGATGTTCCCGCCGTCAAAGGAGCTGCCGCGGTCGAGCTGATAGACGTAGCCGCCGGAGGCCGCTCCCGCGAAGGTCAGCTCTTCCCCCGAGGCCGTTTCGCAGTTCCACACGCCGGCGAGCGCATTGGAATACAGAATCGGCATGGCCCCGACCACCTTGCCGTTCACCAAGGTGGTCCAGAGGCCGGAGCCGTCGGAGAAGAAGAGGCGGTACTGGCTCTTGGTGCGATGGACGGAGGAGCAGGTTAAGAGCCCGCGTTTGCTCGTGATGAACTTCTGGATGTGATAGGTGAGGGTCGCGGGCGAGAAGCCAGAGAGCTCTTGGGCCGCCCGGAGACTGATGATGCCGGCATCGTCCAAAGAGAGGGCGTCGGTCAAGACCTGTTGACTGTAATGCAGCCCCCCGGCCGCGTTGTCGGCGTTGAAGTCGAGCAAGCGCCACTTGTCATCCCCTGCGGAGGCCGAGCCGTAGAGGATACCTTTCGAATTGCGTCGGTCGATCAAGAGCGTGGCGTTACCGCTGATACCAGGAAGGACGATGAGGCCCGTGACATCATCGCCGCAGGCGATCTCCGCGCCCCCGTCGGTGCCGTTGAACCGATAGGGGAGGCCGGGGCCGGAGGACACCACCGAACTTCCGATGGCGAACATGAGATGCTGGAGATGGACCTGCACATGCTTGGGGGTATCCGGCGTCGTGTTGGTCTTGAGCGGGACATAGACCTCACCGTCGAACTCGAAGCCGCGGTTGATGCTGTCGCAGCCATAGATTCTGCGCGTCGTGGTCCGCCCGCCGAAGTTCCTGACGACGAACTCATACCGCCCCCCCGCCGTAATCGTGATGGCCGTCTGCACACCCGAGAGCGTGAAGGTCGCGCCTGGCGCTGTGGCCGCCCCTGCCGCGAAATTGCCAGGAGCCGGGGTCGTCACGATGAACCGCCCGGCCGCTGTCCCGCCAGCCCAAGAGCCGGATTCAGTGACCGTGCGCTTGATGGTCGCCGTGTTGGCCCCTTGCGTCAGCGTGGTTCCGTCGGCGGGTTCCGTGCCGGTGCCGACCGTAAAGCTCACTTCGTTGTAGAGGGTGACCGCCGTCCAGCCGGAGCCGCTGGCCTTGTAGAGCCCCGTTCCGCGAAAGGCGAAGACGTTCAAGACGCCACTGTTGCTGAGCGCGACCGGATAGACCGCCCCAGATCCAGGGACCGCCCCGATCAAGGCGCGATACACGTCGGCTGCGAGGTTCAAATACTGCGCGTTCAATTTGCTGGAGATCGTGACGGTCTGCGGAGTCGCCGTGCCGATCGGGGTGGCCCCGACCGTGAGAGCCTCGCTGGTCGTGAAGGTCCCGGTAATTTGGGTGACGACGATGTAATTCGAGCCGGTGGCGATGACCGTGGCTGTGGCTCCGGACGTCCCCCCGGTGAGGGTTTGCCCTGAAGTCGGCACGTTGGTGAACGAGACGACTTGAATGATCGCGTAGGTGGCGTCCGACGGACGAGCGCGACCGTCGTAGCGTTCATAGCCGCCGATCCGGGCGTAGCCCCCTCCAGGGGTGGCGACCGCTTCATAATTGACGGCGAACCGCGCCACGGCCCGGCCGGGCTTGAGTGAGAGCGTCGGGGTCTCTTCGTCCAATCCACCGACGAAGACCGCGATGTCGGTCTCGAGATCGGGCAATTGGTCGACGACGGCCGGCATTAGGCGATCGCGCCTCCCATTTCAGGCATGTCGAGTTGATCGACGAGGAGCTTCCGGAGCAGCGCTCGGTATTCCCGCTGCCCGTCGGCGTATTGTTCTTTGGCCCCCCAGTGCGCCCCGTAGGACATCCGCGCCCGATGCACGATGATCATGGAGTCATGCCCGTCGGGCAGGGCTGGTACATCAGCATTGACGGCGAGGGTGACCGGGCTGCGGTAGTAGTCGCCGGTGAGGGTGTAGATCGCCCCGTTCGGTTTGGGGGCGAGATAGATTTCTTGGAGCGGGCCGATCGACAGTTCCACCGGCATGCCCGTGACGTTCTGGTTCGTGTTAAAGAGCCAGCGGTCCCGGAAGCGGTCGTACTGGCGATAGGGGAGAAAGATTTGCGAGCCGACCCCGGTGGCGGTGATGTGGCACCGGAAGCTGTCCTTGATCCAGGCCTTATGGACTCCACCCGTCAGGCCGCACTGGGCCAGGGTGTAGCTCGCTTGATTAGTGATCGAGGCCCAGGAGGCCGTGCGGCGCATGAAGCGCCAGGTCTGCTTGAGGCTCTGGATATGCGTCCAGGCCGATGCCGTCCAGCCCACCATCTGCTTCAGCTGGCCAGTCGCCGAGGCGACATCGGTGAGTTGGTCGGTCGGGACGCCGGTCTCCTCGCACAAACGTGTGACGAGCTGCAAGAACGTCACGGCACCCCCTTTCTATTGCAGGGCGAGCAGCCGGTTGAACCATTCCACGCCCTTCCCGCCGGCCGGGTCGTGGACGATCGAGATGCCGTGAACCGTCGCCTCGGTGCGCTCCAGTTTGTTCTCGGGATCTTCTCCTGGTCGGCGGATGACCTGCGTCTTGATGTCCTGCCGGCGCATCTTGAGGAGCACCTCGACGTATTTCCGCTTGGTGACGACGCGCTTGCCCACCGGAATGGCCTTGAACTCGAACCATCTGTTGCCGATCAGAACCTCGATGCCCTTGCCGTTGACCCAGCACTCGACGTGGCTCGGCGCGAACTTCTCCGTCCCCGGCGAGACCACGATGACGACCGGCTCCTCGTTGAACGCGAGGGCCGCCATGTAGTCGGGGTCAAGCGGCTTCTCGATCGTCTGCACGCGGTTGACGTCCGTCGGCATCGGGGCCGGCTTCTCGCTCAACGGCGGCATCGTGATGTCAGCCGGCTTCGCGGTCTTCACCTCGCTCGTGTGCCGCTCCTTCTTCGGGAGCTTGGCTTTCTTCGGGGGGTCGGCCACGGCCGTGATCGGTTCCATGAGGTCCTCCTAATGCGGACCGGGAGCCTCGGGTGAGACCCCCGGCTCACAGGTTGGCTTAGTCGATGACCGGCCGCGGCGGCAGCGTGCTGACCGACACGAACGTGTCGATCAAGCTGGTCGCGGTCCAGTTGTTGGATCCGAAGGTCCAGGCCGAGCCGCCGGTCTGGTTCTTCACCACCACGTAGCCGATGGGGCACATGGTGTCTGGGATGGGCGGGAACTGCGGCGCGACCAGGAAATTCCCGGCCGCGTCCAGGTCCGTGATGGTCCCCTGGGCGGCTTTGACGTTGCCGTCCTTGTCGAGCCCGATCACGATGACCGAACCCTTGCCGACGGCCACCGACGGAAAGGCGGCGCCGGTCACGGCGTCGGTCGTCGGGGTCGCGGTGTTCGTCATGGCCGCCTTGGTGTACGTGCGGCCCTTGATCGCGAAATGCGTGGTCCCGGTGGTGCTGATCGTCGAGGTCGTCCCAGCCGCGAGCGCGGCGTGGATCAAGCACTGCGTCAGCCCCGGATACATCAGATTGTCCATGGCGGTACTCCCTTGTGAGTCGCGGGTTGTTAGTCGATGAGCACGCTCGGGTCGAAGTTCCCGAGATCGTTGCCATCGACGTAGACCACGTTCGGGACGACCGTCACGTCGTCGAGCGCCGTGGTGTTGCCGACGAAATTGCCGGTGCCGGTCGGATTCACGATGATGAATCCGATCAACGCCTTGTTCTTCGGGAACTCGGGGAACTTCACGTCGGCCAAGGCCGCGCCTTCGGTTCCCATCGCGCTGGTCAGGGTGCCGGCCGCGTCGACGAAGAAGCAGAAGACGTTGAACTTGGCGTTGGTGACCGTCCCCGAGAGGGCGGCCATGTCGGTGTTGGCCGCCTTGGTCAGGAGCTTGCCTTTCACCACGGCATGGAAGGCGTTGCCGGCTTTCACCAGCACGCCCCCGCCCGCCTTGATGACGAGGCCCGGGTCGCGGAGGATCTTGGTGGACTGGCGGTCCGCCATGGGATCGAGGACCGCATGCAACGCAATGCGCTGCCGTGAATCCCCGAAGGCCTGGCTGAGCCAGTTGGTGAGGGTGCCAATCATGGGCGTCTCCTTCTTGCACCCGAGACCGAAGCCCCGGGCGCGTCACGGTTCAGGCTTACGCGAGGGTCTTCACCCCGACGTAGGCGACGGCCATCCAGCCGTTGTTTTCGATCATGATGGCCTTCCACCAGATCGTGCCCGCATAGCCGCGCTGTCCGAACGGGTCGGACTTCGAGGCTTTCCCCGGGGGCAGATAGGTGGGCTTCAGGCTGTCCTTGCCGCGGACCGCCACCTGGCTCCAGGCGTTCTCCGCGACGACGATGACGCCGTACACGTCGATGTTGGAGCCGGTCGTGGAGGCGAGCCCCGTGGCCCCGATGGCCGCCCCGCCGTCTTGGATCGCCGGCAGATCGGGGTGGCCGATGAAGCGGAACCGCTCCACCTTGCCGATCTCGCCCGGCATGGGCTTCCCCGAGGCGTACTTCTCGGTCGGCGTGAAGCCGGGGAGGTCGCGGATGTCCGGCTCCAGGTCCGTGTGGACATAGACCAGATAGCCTTCCGCCACCGGCTCGGTCCCGTAGTTCGGGGAGGCCGAGAGCATCCGGTTGACCGGCTTCGCATGATTGGCTTGCAGGTTCTTGACGATGCGCCGGACCAGCGAGAGCGAGAAGCCCCCGTTGACCGTCGCGATCGACGTCCCCGCCCCGCCGTAGTAGACGTTGGTGCAGGTCTTCAAGACCCCGTAGATGATCATTTCGTTGACGAACGTCACGCGCTCGCCGATCTGGATGGTCATCTGCTGGGGAATGTCGTCCTCGTACAGGTCGAACGTCTTGTCCGTAAATCCATAGAGGCAGGAATACTGTTGCGGCACGACGGTCACGTCCTGCGGCGTGATGCTGTCGGGCAGGGGCGTGACGCCTTCCTGCGTTTGGTGCGCCTGCACCACGGCGTTCCCGCGATCCCCCGTTCCGTTGGTGAAGAACTGGTTGATCGTGGAACTGTTGGTGCTGGCGGCGCCGTAGGGCAGATAGCGCCGGGCGACGTAGGTGTCGCTGTTGTTCGCCGGGAACTTCACTTGCTTCCCGAGCTTCGAGAGCATTTCCACCGGCTCGGCGTGCTTCAGGATCGCGCCCTTGAATTTCCCGATCCGCGCAGCGGCGGTGTTATAGGCGTGCATCGACATGGGGCAGCTCCTTTAGGTTCAGCGGGTCACGCGACCCGTCGTGAAACCCTCGTTGAAATAGTCGTCCTCCGTCTTCGCCGTCGGCGATCCCGCCCCACCGGCACTCTTCGGCGCGACGGCCGCAGCAAGACGGCGCGAGCGCGTGGGAGGCGTGGGAGGCGTGGGGTCGGACGGTGTGACGGGGGGTTTCGTCGCGGTTTCGAACGACTTGATGGATCCAAGGACGACCCGGGGCGACCAGGAGTCGAGCACCTGGGTTTGGTACTCGACCGGCTGGGTCGCGAGCCACTGCTTGTAGGGCTCGCTGTTGACGACCTCGCGCCAGTCCTCGCGAACGGAATCCATCAGGTCGAGCTTGATTTGCTGCGTTTCGGCGGTGACCCGCTCGGTGACCTTCTGCTCGAAGGCCTGCGGGTCGAACTCCCCGGTGCCCTTCACTTTCTCCAGGGCCCGGTTCAAGCCATTGACCGTGAGGTTCACCAGCTCCGGGAAGTCCCGTTGCATCTCGGTGAAATCCTCGGCGGTCACCTTGACGGTCTGCCCCACCGGCGTCTGGGCTTGGCGCTCGCGCAATTCGCGCTGCAACCCGCCGATCCGTCCGGCTGTCGTGCTTTCGAGCTTCGTGAGCGCGGCCTTGAGGTTGTCCACCTCGGCCACCTTCGCGAGCCATGCCTCGTACTCCTCGGCCGTGAGCGTCCGCGGCGGCGCGGGCTCCGTCGGATCCGAGGACTCGGCAGTCTCCGGGGCGGTCTCGTCCTCCTCGTCGGTCGCCTGGCCTGCCGGCGGAGCGGGCTCCGTGGGCGTCTCGGGCTGACCTCCGAAGCTCTGGACGAACGCCGCCTCTTCGGCAGCCGCCTCGTCGGCGGTTTGCGGCTGGTCGGTCTCGGTCTCGATGGCGTCGTCGACTGGGGGCATAGACCCTCCTACAGCGCCGGCGTCGGTTAGACGTGGGCGAACGGGATGGCCGTGTCTTGCGAGGCGGCCTTGATCGGCTCTTCAAAGAGCCGGAGAAACGCTTTGACTTCTTTGATTTGAGCGACGAGCAGAGCGCGGTCGTGCTCGTCCATGTCGTGATCGTTTTTGCGGCGGAGTGACTCAAGGCGCTCTGCATAATGCTGGTAGAGCTTCTTCCCGAGCGGAGAGTCGCGTTCGTGGGGAGAGAGCTCCATCGCGCTGAGACATAGCGCATGTCAGCGCGATGGGCTGATAAAGCGGAGAATCCTGAGAAGGAGTTTTTCTTATGGATTCAGTAAGCGAAGGATGGACTCACGGCGAATCCGGTAGGGCTTTCTGGTCAGATGCGTCACCAGGACGCCGGACTCGATCAACCGATACACAGTGGGCAGGCTCACGCCGAGGATTTCGGCGGCTTCGATGGCGGGAAAGAGGGGCTTGTCGGGGACTTCGGTGGCGAGCATGGGCCTCCGTGGGGTCATCAGTCGTGGGACCGTTTCGCCTTCTCGATCAAAAACTCGACCGCCGCCAGTTGCAGCGTGACGTGAGGCTGCCCGGCCTCTTGCGCCTCCCGCACCCAGTCCTCGATCGAGCGCAGGAGGAGAAACTCGTCGCTGTCGCTTCTGATCGCATGCGGCTTCATTTCTCGACCGGAATCCAGCCCCAGGTATGCTCGAAGGCCATCTCCGAGTACGGCACCTTGCTCTCGGGGGCTGACTGGCCGGGATGAAAGACCATGAGATGCACGTCGCCCTGCTCTTTATCCAAGACCTCCGTGACGACTGCGGCCCGCACGGCAAACGTACCCCGCGGCCGGTAATGGACCATGCGCCCGACGACTAAGCCTTTCATACAATCCTCCTGAGTAAGACCAGGCACCAGAGCCGATCCCCTACAGCGGCGACAGTGCCCGCCGACACTTTGAGCATCTGCCGCCGCGAGAGGCCTAGCACTTCTTGCCTTTGCCTTTCTTGCCTTTCATGGCACCCACCTCCTTTCGTCATCGTGGCTCCATGAGACACTGGCGTGCGTTACAACGCCGACAGGATGGACCCCACTGTCTCCTGGATCCGGCACACGCGGGAGCGAATCTCCAGCGCCGTTTCCAAGCTGCCGCTTGCTTTCGGGAGAGCCTCATCCTTCTTGGCCGTGGGCCCGAACAGCCGAGCGTGCATCTCCTCGACCATGTGCTCCAGGTCCACCAAACGCTGTACGGTGCCGTCCTGCACGTTCGTCAGGGTGTTCGCGACAGGCTCAGGCGCATTGGAGACGTTGCGGGTCATGGGTTGTCCAGCTGCGAGCGTAGTGCTATTCATCGGGTCCTCCTTGGGGTGTGGGGTTATCGTCTGTCTCTGGGTACGGGGAATCATCCGTGGCTGCTTGGGCATGTTCTTCCCATGCGTAGTTCAGGCGCAGCATCGCCCCGAAGGCCAAGCCTTGGCAGGTGCGCGTGTTGCCCACCTTCCGCCACTTCTCGTAAATTTGCCCATCGGGGGTATCCTTCTCATCTTCCTTGAGCGGGCGAACCTTCATCCCAGCGAAGATGGCATGATCGAACCGGCTACACAGTTCGTCCAGTAAGGCGTCGGTCGAGGCGAAGGTGAGCGGCGTGATCGCGTTGCTCATTGTGAAGTCACCAACTCAATCAGCACTTCGTATTCTTCTGTCGTCACAAGCCCACCGCCTTCGGGGTGCGGGTCATGGATGATCTTCCCGTCCAGCGCTACGCAGGAATGACCAGTACCTCGCGGACTGTTGCCGCTGATGATCGCATACCCCTTTGGCGGGCCCCATTCGGTCGCAACCGGAATGTAGGCGAGCCACCATCCTCGGTACCGAAGAAAGCGCACCAAGGTGTTGCGGTAGAGACACCACGCTTGTGGCGAGAAATCGCTCTCTACTGGATGCGGCACCTCGTCGAGCGGAATACCCGTAATCGACGCGATGCACGCAGCGTAACAGCCATTGGGTTTCTGTATGATGGGTGTCATGCCGGTCTCCAGATACCGCGCTCTAAGAATCCGTGCCAGCCTGGCCCGTCGTGGTGCGGGTAGATCAGGATTGACGGGCTTACCGTGATGGTCCCATCTTCGTGTTCGACAACAGCATGGTTCCGCTCCATCAACGTCCCTACCTCCCCATTCGGCGTGCAGACGATCCAGCCATAGGGCATCTTGGAATAGTCGCCAGGCTGCCAAGACGAAGACCAATCGGTCCCATCTGGAAGCCGTCGGCCATTCATCCCTCGTAACTATCCCCATTCTCGGCCCGCCCCTTCGGCTCGGAAGGCGGCTTCAGCACTTCACCCGCCCGATCCTCGGCGGACAATTCGCGCTGGGCTTGCACTTTCATCGCTGTCTCGGCCATTTGGGCCTTCACCTCCATCAGCTTGATCTTGTGCTGGTTCGCATACTTCAGCATTTCAAGGCGGGTCTTCGCCTCCAGTTCGGCCATGCGGACCTCGAATTCTTTCTGCGTCCGCTCGGTCTCGGCCTGCACATAGGCCGTATCCCGATCGGTGTCGAGCTTCGCCTTCTGCATGTCCACCTGGGCACGGATCTCGGCGGCTTGGACAGCTGGCGCTTTGGGTGGCGGCTGCTTCGCCAGGGCCTTTTGCTCTTCTTCGGTGTACTGAAAGTCGGTGGGCTTGAGATGATTGCCCTTGAGGTACTGCTCCAGCCACTTCTTCGGATCAATGGCGAAGGCTGGATTGAGCACGATGTTCGACATCCCCACGATGGTCTGGTTCTGGATATGCCGTTCGACCAGGGCCGCGGAGCCATGCGCGTTGATCTTCCAATCGCCCTTTTCGTCGGCGGGCACCTCCGGGTCCAGCAAGAGGAGCTGATACCACTGCATCACCATCGGCTCGGTGCCGTAGTCGTCGAACGTATAGGCGACACTCCGGAGCAACTGATTCGCGTTGTTGTCCTGGAGCTGCATCCCGCCCAGTGTCTCGGGCGTCGTCTTCCCGCTTTGGCCTTGCGTGACCAGCGGAATGTTGGTGCTCTCTTCGTACAGCCGAAAGCCGTACTCGATCACGGCCATGAGGGCTTCGTGTCGACTGGGAAACTCGTAGACCTCGAAGGCTTTCTGCACATCGAACTCGGGCTCGTCGCCGGTGCGTTGCCAGAGCTTGTTGGGGGTGATGCGCCAGATGCCATCGGTCGGCTCGATGCGGAGCGTGTCAATGACGATTTGCGCCCCGGCGGTCTGGCCGGTGTTGTTGTTCAGCGCCCGCGTGGCGCCGTTGATCATGCGTTGCGCCACTTCGCCCTGTTCGGCCACCCCCTTGCCGGCCCAGGTCTCGTCCCGCGTGAGCCAGGGGATCGCATGGTAATAGAACTCGCCGGTGTCGTTCGGATGCAGCACGGCCCGGATGATCGTGTCGTTGACCAGCGTACAAATGACCGGCACGGCGTCGAGGTCCTTGAGGAGCGGACCTTGAAGGTCGGTCTCCATCTCCCGTTGCCAGTCCTGCCCGGCGAGTCCGGCTAAGGCGAGGAGCTTGTCCTTCTTCAGATACCCGGTGAAGTACCAAATCTCGTAGCGCTTGTCGTAGCGGTCGTCCCCGCGCTTACGGTCCTCTTCGATCTTGATCTTACTCGGGCCTTCCTTGATCACCTGGGCGATGGCCTCTGGAATGTAGCCGTCCTCCTGCGCCAGCTCGGCGAGCTTCCGTTCGGTGATCCGGTCGCGCTCGAAACAATAGTCCCCGTCGTGGATGTGCTCGCCGCAAGAGGGATCGGGGAAGAAGTCCCACACGCTGATCTTCTTGATGCCGTAGATGATCTTGTGTTCGACCTTGAGCGTGAGGAGGTCTTTCCCGTTCACGTCCTGCAGGGTTTGAGTCGCATAGGCTTTCTTCGTCATCGGGAACGGCCCTTTGACGATGCCGGTCCCGAGCTTCGCGGCGTCCTTGATCACCCGGCGCATCACGGCGGAGTAGCGCGTCTCGACCATCCAGTCATGGATGCGCTTTTCGGCCGCCTTGGCGCGTTTGGTGGCCTTCGCCATCTTTTCCTTGGCGAAGTCCCGGACGGTGATCTGCACGCCCGGCGCAGGTGCGGCTCCCGCACCGTGGGCAAGCGGTGGGGGAGCACCCGCTCCTGGAGGAACTGCGGGAGCGGGGGGCACCTGTGGCGAGGCCGGCGGGGTATCCGCCGACAGATCCTCGGGAGTCGCGGCCCGCATGGCCGGCACCACCTCCCCGTTGACGCGAAGGCCGACCGGGCGCGGGTCGTCCATCGCGTCGATCAAATCGGGCACCGGGGTGGGATCGACCGTGAAGCTCTTATCGTCTGGGGACAGGAGGATCTCGCCGACCTTCGCCGCCGCAGCATTGACGTAGCGGGCGGTGACCGGGACGAAGACCACCGAGCGCGTGGGATCTTTGGTCTTGTCGGTATCGTCACTGGTGAGCGGGCCGTCCATCGAGGGCGGCTTCTGCCAGCGGATGCGCCCGGGCATCTGCGCCCGGTTCATGTCATCGATGCCGGCGTAGAGGTCCTCGCACATCTCCCAGACTGCTTCGATGCCCGACGCGGCCCGACCGTCGATCGCTTCCTTCCGGAGCGTCACCAATTCCTGGGCGATGCCGGCGTAGAAAGTCGCCTCATCGAGCGCAGTCGGGCGACCGGAGACTCCATCCAGGTCGGCTTGGACCTCAGGCGGCAGAGTGACTGCGTTGATGTCGTCGAGCGTGAGTGTCATGCGAATGCCTCCATGCGGCTAACCCAGCACACCCAACAAAGGATCCGTCGGCTGATAGGCCGGGGCCCGCGGGCCTTTCGGGATGTCGTCTTCGTTCGTGAGCCGGTCCACCACCAACCCGAGATAGGCCGTTGCCATCCCACCGTGTGAATACTCGTCGTGTTTGGGGGAGGCCGGCTCATTCGTGCTCTTCGGAATGTTCCTAGCCCAGCGCTTCCAAACTTCGAGCAGCCGATCGATGCCCGGCCCGTCCTTGTGGACGTAGAGCCGCGGAAATAAGAGCCGCGCCGCTCGAATGCTCTTCTCTTCATCGAGCTTGGGGATGCTCTGCGCCTCGGGCTTCACCCGGCGCCGCATCTTCTTCAAGATTTCGTAGTCACTCGTCCCGGTCTTGCGCTCCTTGTCGTAGCCGTCGTGCGGCAGATAGTCCCAGCCCCAGTTGTACGGCATGGCGTTCAGCGTCGACGCCCACTCGTCGACGCGCTTGAACGATCCTTCGAGGTAGCCGATGATGCGGCATTCGGAGAGATTGCGCTGGACGAGCAGGATCGCCGTCGCGTCGTTCCAGCCAAGGTCCCAGATCGTATGGACCTTGAGGCGCGGGTCGTAGGGGCAGAGCGTATAGCGGCCCTCGCGGACCAGTTGCGAGACTTCCTTCGCGAAGATCGCGCCGGCGACGGCGGTGCGAGGCTTGCCGAGCCAGATGTTTTCGTACTCCTCCGGCTCGGTCTTCAGGCAATGGAGGCGCTCCTGCTCCAGCGTGTCTGGGAACCAGGGATTGTCGTCGTAGTTCATCTCGACGACTTGGGCGTCGGGCGGTGGAGTCTCGATGAAATACTTGTAGGCGTAGTCGGTGTCGAGGTCGGGGTTCATCGACACCCAGATTTCCGAGCCCTCCTTGCGGATCGTCGGGATGAGAATCTGGAGAGACTTTTTCTTGACGGACTGGGCTTCTTCAATCCACGCAATATCGCATCCCTCGTAGGACTTGATGGAGGTGGACGTATGTTCTTGCAGGCCCGTGAAGAAGAAGCGCGTATCGTGGTAGCGTCCACGGATTTCCGTTTCCAGCACCTCGTAATGATCCTGCAGCCCGAGGAGTGCAATCTGATCGACGAGTAGCTGATAGACCGATTCCCTGAGCGATTTCTGTATCTCCCGGCAGCAGAGCACGCGGAGCGGCCGGTTCGCCCCGAGAATCAGCAACGCCCGAGCGATGCCCCAGGACTTCGCCCCGCCGCGGCCCCCATAGACGACCTTGTAGCGGCTGTTGGTGAAGAGAACGCGGAGCTTGTTGGGGAACTGGACGCGCATCTATTTCTTCCTCGCCGGCGTCACGAACTCGACCTCGACGCGATGCTGATGCTTGATCGGTCCGCCGTCCTCGCCGGTGATCTCGATGGAACTGAGCCGCGAATGCAGATAGGGTGCGGCTTTGTCGGCAGCGAACTTCTTCTCTGCGCTCCACAGTTCCAGGCGCTTCAGATAGAGTGCCAAACTCTCGTTGTCTTCGCGCTCAGGCCGAGGAGCCAGGTACATATCAGCCAGGATCTCCAGGGGCGATGGGCCCATGGCAAGAATCCTCTCCCGAAGGGTCTGATTGACCTTGTTCGGAACGCCATGCTTGCGGCCGGCCCCAGGTCGCTTCCCACCCCGTTTTGTCATGGCTTGATAGAAGACTGATTGTTTTTCAAACGCACCCCTTCTAGAGCCCAATCGGGGAGCGGACTCTCGCCATCCCAGCCAGGCACCACATCCGTCACGCAACTGGCTCGCACCCAATCGTTCGGGCTCCACGCCATCTGCTGTACGGAAGCAACGAGATGGTGGTACCGATCGCATGCCTCAGGCGACCGTGGCTGAATGGCAACCCATTCATCAAAAGCCCAGATCGTCTGGAGCCAGGCAGCAGCCCACGCCTTCACCTTGTCCACCTTGCGCGTGCGTCCAGGCTGGATATTTTCTAGGCTCTCAAGGCCTAACTCTTGGATGAGACGGGACTCTTCTCGGAAGGCGTCCGCTTCATACATGGTCCGCATCACGACCTGCGCATCGACCTTCATGTTTGCAGAATGAATATCTAGGACGCGCTGAAACACAAAGGGATTGTCGATGCGTCCGCGAGCAACACCCGCTTCATGGGCATACATCCGTCGCCCACACCCTTTGCCCACGTAAAACACCGACTGATCCCTCGGATCGGTGAGCGTATAGACGTAGAACTCCTTCAATTCAATGCGCCATCCTCGCGCCTACGTACCAACACCTACAGAATAAAATATTTGTGGACCCCCCTTGACACTGATACCGTCGGTATCATATGGTAGCACCATGCTGATTGATCGACAGAGCCGAGCCAGCGCGAGCCCGACGGGCGCGGCTCTCCACCACTCGGGCCGCATGCGCCAGCGTGACGGCGCAGGAGAAATGTATGAGCGCATCGACTACCACCATCTATACCCTCGCTCGACTCGCTGGCACGGACGCCCGCACACTCGTGGAGCAGATCCGCGCCGGCCAGACCGTCGGCGACGTGATGTGGCGACGGCTGGACCGCGATGACCGCCGGGCTGCCGCCGATCTCGGCCTGAACGGCTGGCCGGAGTGTGTGTGCGCCGGCTGCGGATGTAGCGAGCCTGCGACCACCACCGATGACGGTGGATACCCGGTCTGCGAAAATTTCTTCTAGTAAAAAGGAAAGGAGGTCGAGCATGCGATACGAAGTCCATTATGGTGAAAATTCGGTAGGAACATTTTCCTCGAGAGGGGCAGCGCTCAAGTGTGCGCACGCACTTGGCACGGACTACGATGTGCGTGTGTGGGATGGGCGCACCGGTGCAGCCATCTACAGCCGAGAAGGAAAATTGTTTTCTGAAACGCTTGGGCGATGGTTGTCCCCCTCCGAACGGGCGCAGCCAGAGGACCAGTAACCAATGTCCCGCTACATCCGTCACGTCACCCTGACCACCGGGCACGTCCGGGACTCGTGTCGCCACGAGATCTCGGACGAGGCCCTCGCGGCCTGCCGAGATCTGCTCCGGCAGATTCTCGCCGCGGAGGGGGCTCTCGCCAAAATCCCAGGCGTGGGCGATTATCATCTCTCCGGCACCGCCGCCGCCGCCTGCCTGGTCTGCACGGTCTGGAGCGGGGCGCCGTCGGTCTGCATCGCGACGATCTGGGTGGCCGCGCACAGCCGCTGTGGGGCCAGGCTCTGGCGGGAGCTTCACCGCTGGGGCGAGACGCCGGTCGTCACCGATCCGACGTGCTGCCCCCCGGAGCCGTGGATCGCCGTCGCCCTCGATACCGGGATCGTGCAGCACCCCGAGGCCGCCCATTGGCTGGGCGATTTCGAGCGCTGTCTCGCCTGGGCATGGGTCGAGATGGAGAAGAGTAGTAATGACACCTAGGGAATTAAAATCCCTCCGCGCCCGCCTGGGCTGGTCGCAAAACCGGCTAGCCCAGGCCCTCGGCGTCCAACGCAACACGGTCAACCGCTGGGAGATGGGCCTTCGCCAGATCTCGCCGATGGCGGTGCGCCTACTCGCCACGCTGCGGCCCTCCTGAGATTGGTGGCCCACCCACGAGGAACATGTCCGCTCGCTCCTCGTCCGTCCGCGTCGCGACCGTCGCCTCGATCCGCTCATACGCTTTCCAGAGCTTCGAGGGCTTGAGGCTGCTGCACTTCGTCATCACGCCCACCGCACCGCTGACAGCGGCGCTTTCCGCTCATGCGGGCCCCAGCGGACATACCCCTCGGGCGCAAAGACCTGCACCACGCGACGGACCTGCTCCGGATGCCGATGCTTGAACATGGTCACATCCATCCGATCCCCGCAGTTCACGCATTTTCGCCAGCCGAGGAGCGTCCCCACATGCCACTCGTCGACCGGGCCGTAGAACCAGACCATCAGGCCGGCGCAGCGTGTACAGGTCATCCGCCACCTCGCAGACGCCTTCGCCATTCGCGCTTCCGTTCTCGATAGGGACGGGCGTCGTAGCCCACCCACGTCACCCACTGTCGCCATCGTTCCAGTTCGCCGATCGCGAATCCGCCCTGGACCAAGCTCTGAGACCGATGATCCCAGCACACCCAGCGCACACCGAGACCGTTCCAGCCAGGACCCCGATACTGTCCGACCGGAGGCAGCACCAGCTCGGGCTTCTCCTCCATCTCCAGCAGCTTCATCCTGGCGCGTCGGATGTCGGCGACTGTCAGCGGACCACGTGGCTCGAAGGGATCGGAGCCGGAGAGGTTGGTTGCAGGAGCGGGAGTCGAACCCGCACCACCCTGGTTATGAGCCAGGTGCTCTCCCGTTAAGCTATCCTGCGTCATCGTCTCCTCAATGTGTCGCGCTCGACGGCGGCACCACGATCAACGGCTCTTCAGGCGTCTCCTTCGGTACGCTGCTCAGATACTCCCGTGGGTCGTCGCTCTTGAGGTCCGTGCGTTGTCCGAGCGTGTCGAGATGCCGGAGCAGTTGCACGGCCGCCATGTGGGCGGGGCTGTTCGGGTCCGGTGGTCCCGAATTCCCGTGCTCGTCCATGTAGAAGGCGAGACACTGAAAGCCGGGACCGTTTTCTTCATCGCCCAGATTCAGGTGGACACTTTTGGGCATCAGGCCCCTCCCTTCCCGTACTCCGCCTGCATCGCCGCTTCTTCCGTGGCGCCGACGGGGTTCTGCTTGTAGAGGAGCAGGATCGCCTTCAAGGCCTGGTTGATGTTCTCCACGTCGATTTCGTCGTAGGGAGGCTCCTCGGTGCGGTTGAAGCCATCACCGGGAGAGGGCTCGGTGAGCGGTTTCTTGCAGACCGAGAGTCCGGCCGGCGTGACCTTCAGCACGAGCTGATAGCCGTCACCGGAGGGGGCTTCTTGATCCGCGTCCTGCTGTGAGAGGGAGTCCGGTTGTTCGTCTTCGGCCTCGTCCATCATCGGGTCCACGGCGTACCTCCGGGTTACCGGCGATTCTTGCGCCGGCTGAGTTTGGCGGCTTTCTTTTTCCTGAGTTTCTTGCGGTAGTGGGCGTCGAGTTGCTGGCGCGTCTGATTTTGGGGAATGAGCCCCACGGCCTGCGCCTCGTGGAAATTGGCGACGGCGAGGGTGGGGTTCTTCAAGGCACCGAAGCGGTCTTTTTTGTGGAAGCTCACAGCATGGGGCCCTCCGTGAGGTGCAGGACACAAGATGTGGGGGTACGATGGCTGAGGAGATACCAGAGAGGGGCAGGCCTGTCAAGCGTTGTTCAGGGATGTGATACTGTTCTGATACTGGCATGGCCGGAATCTGGCTCGACAATGACCGGTCGAGCCCGGTGATGGCGGAAAGCGTACGCGATGGACGGAGAAGTGCCCGTGCGTGAAATCGCGGCGATTACAGCAGGGATGCGGCGTGGGAGAGGTGGCGCGCCCGACAGGACTTGAACCTGTAACCTTCTGATCCGTAGTCAGCAGAGTGTTGTACTGCGCCCGACGCATGACGCGCTTCTCTTCCAGCCAATTCTTGGATTTCCCTTTCCGCTCTCGAACTAGTTCCAAGGCCCTTACCCATGTGTGCATGGGGCCAACTTTGTGCCCCAAAGAAATATTTTTCAAATGGCCTGAAAATGGTATTGACACAGATTTAGACCAGGTATATATTCAGGTCACCATGAAGACGAAACTGAAACCCCGCTTTGATCCTCGTCGCATCCGCGATGCCCGCACCATGCTCGGCAAGACGCACGATGAGTTCGGCGCTCCGATCAAGAAGACGGGCCGCACCATCGTGAATTGGGAAAAGGGTGCCACGTCGCCGACCATCCGGGAATTGGAAGCGCTCTGCGATCACTACGGACTCGATATGTCGTTTTTTCTGAGCGCCAAGGTGGCCTGATGCTGCGTCCGATCTGCGATGAACGTGTGACCCTCCAGGGGAGATCGGGGTTTGGTGCTGCATCGGTTCAATCGGGCGAGCTGACCATGACACTTTTTTTTGACCCAAATCAGGCCCAGGGTTTTCGCCAGTTGACACGCCCGATCGGATAGTCGGGCCCGCACTTCACCTTTCACCATGGAGGGCTAAGCTCTATGGCACCACGACCCAATGAGCGGCGCGAACCGCTCGACCTCTACAGCTTCGAACGACAGGCGGGCGGGATTGAGCCGGGGGAGTTTGCGACCCGGCGCATGCGGTCGGTCTTTCCGCCAGCTCGTCCGCCGCACCGGTGGCCGGCCTGGCTCCGGCGTCTCGTGGCCGTCTTCGGCCGGGGAGGTGCGCGATGACCTACATGACCTACGCCGTGGGCCGGATGATCGTGGAGATGGGCCTGAGCGATGCCGGCGTGACCGTGCTCGAACAGCATGCGATGAGCGACGAGGAACAGGCGCTCGCCGCCCGCTATGGGCATCGCTTTGATCTGTGCTGGACGCCGATCGAGCGGAGCAATACGCACCCGCTGACAGGCGCGATCAACGGGAGGGTCTGACGATGAAGAGAGTCACGTTTTCCCTGGCTCAGCGCCAAGCCCTGTGGGCCTCCAAATGCTCCATTGCCCAACATTGCTCCGCGCTCCTGAAACGGATGGGGTGGTGAGATGCTCGCGCACGACGGCATCGGGGCCGTGGTCGGCACGTCGAAGGCCACCGACTACATCGCGACGGAGCCGCATGTCTGTCCGTACTGCGGGATCTCCGCGCAGTGGTTCCGAAATGAACACGGGAAAAGTCTCTGTATCCATTGCGCCATCAAGAAGGAGAGCGTCGATGCTGTCCATTCGTCTTAGCGGCTCTCTGGAGCGCCGGTTCCGGGAGTTGGCCCAAGCCGCCCATACGAGCCCCGAGCGGTATGCGGTCGAAGCGCTGGAGTATTTCGTGGAGGAATATCGAAGCGGGAAGGTTAAGGCCGACCCGGCCCGCCATCATGATCAACACGACGACCCCCTGAACCAGGTGGTCGGATAGGGAGGAGCGATGCTGACCGACGACCAGAAACTCCTGCTGGGTGCCGCCATTCGGAACATCGCGGGCCAGGAGGTGCCGTTCGTGCTCCTGCTTCCCGCCAATGACGAGCAGGGCACCGTGGAAATGATGGGCAATGTCGAGGCCGAGGACATCCAGCGTCTCTTAACCAAATGCCAACAGGTGTTCAGCGATCTGCTGGAGCAGGAGACGGGGATCGAGCGGATCGATCCCAAACGGAGCGACATCGAGAACAACTAGGTGGGGGCAACCACCAAAGGAGGAACACGATGAGTAAGCAGACTGTGGCACCTGAAGACGATCCCACGACGTGGGCCATTCCCGAGGAAACCCTTGACGAGGCCGTGACGGTCCCGGCCTTGCCGGAGATTCCGGCGGACTGCGATCCGGAAACAGCCAAAGAGATCATCGCCACGATCGAGCAGACGGTCGCCACCATGCCGGCGGTGAACAAGTACACGCTCCAAGCCTATGCCGACCTGATCGCGCTCTTGAAGCCGCTCGGGAAGCAACTGGATGACATCCGGAAGAAGAAGGGCGAGCCGTTCCGGAAGGAGATCGAGGACCTCAACACAGCCTACATGCCCTTGGTCGAGAAGCTGACCCTGCTCCACAAG